AACGTATTGAAACTTGACTACTCTTCACTATACCCATCTATTCAGTTGGTTCACGACGTATTCCCTAAATGTGACGTAACAGGAGCAATGAAAAGTATGTTAAAGTATTTCCGTGATACTCGTATTAAATACAAGAACTTATCAAGTGAATATAAATCTATTGACCCAAAACTTGCGATTTCTTACGACAGAAAACAATTACCAATTAAAATCTTTATCAACGCATTCTTTGGTTCATTATCAGCACCACAAGTTTTTCCGTGGGGTGATATTGATATGGGTGAACAGATTACTTGTACAGGTAGACAATACCTACGTCAAATGATTATGTTCTTTATGAAAAGAGGTTATGTTCCTCTCGTAATGGATACGGATGGTGTAAACTTCGAAACACCACAAGATAGAGAAGAGTATAAGTATATTGGAAAGGGGTTGAACGGATTGGTTAAAGAAGGTAAGGAATATATTGGAGCAGAAGCGGATGTTGCAGAATACAATGATTTATTTTTACGAGGTGAAATGGGATTGGATATTGACGGTGTTTGGCCATCAACAATTAATGTGGCTCGTAAAAACTATGCACTTCTTACAGATAAGGGTAAAGTAAAACTTACAGGAAATAGTATTAAATCTAAAAAACTTCAAACATATGTTGCTGAATTTTTGGATAAGGGGCTTAGAATGTTGTTAGACGGTAAGGGTGGTGAGTTTTTAGATTTTTACTATGAATATGTGGACAAACTTTATAATAGACAAATCCCTTTGGCAAAAATTGCAAACAAAGCTCGGGTAAAACAATCAATAGACGATTACAAAGTTCACATTACTAAAACTACAAAGGCAGGAAATATGATGTCCCGTCAGGCGCATATGGAACTTTTGATTAAAGAAGGTAAAAATCCAGGTCTTGGTGATACTATCTTCTATGTTAATAATGGTGAGAAAAAATCACATGGAGACGTTCAAAAGAAAAAAGATGAATTGGTTTTGAATTGTTATATGATTGATGAACGTGATATTGAAATGAATCCTGATTTATTGGGTGAGTATAATGTTCCAAGATATTTGGCAGCATTTAACAAAAGAATCGAACCATTACTTGTTGTTTATAGACCTGAAATCAGAGAAGACATTTTAATTGAAGACCCAAAAGATAGACCTATCTTTACTAAGTCTCAAACTGAATTAGTACGCGGTTACCCAATGAAAGAGGCTCATCAAGATACATTAGAGGAAGTATTAACTTTATCTGACATGGAATTAACGTTTTGGAAAAACGTAGGTATTGACCCTTACTATATGTATTTAGATGGTACTGTTGATTTAGTGGATGTTGATTGGGTTGAAAACAACAAAAAGTTAATGGAAGAGTTTGTCGTACAACAAAAAAAGGTGGATATTGATGAATACTTTGAATTTGATGTGGATGGGGATTTAATGGCTCTTAGTTTCGACTAAGAGTTTTTTAATCCGTCTGAAGATAATATATACCAGTAATTTCCGACTTTTTTAAACTCAACGCACGAGCCTTTAGTTAATTCAACTTCTTCATATTGCTCATCAATTAATGAGTCTCCCTTTACTAAAACATTCGTCATAGATTTTACAACAACGTGGTCGGTATTTGATGAATTTAACAAAAGTTCACAATTTTCAACTCCCGAAACAATAATGACGTATTCACCATTGGTTTCATAATAAGAGTTTGAAACTATTGCAGAATCTGATGTTTCAACGCTATTACCATTAATTATTCTAATTGAAGGAATAGATTTAAATACTGACATAAAAAAATTATATGATATTATAAGGACTTGTAAATGCTCTAAATTTCAAGGCTTTGTTCAAGTTTTCGGCCTGTAAGGCTTTTTGCTCCATTTGTTTTTCAGGTCTTAATCTTTCAAGTCTTGCTTTCAATTCTTCCCACAACATTGTCTTTTCATCTTTAGCTTCAGTGTTTAAACTTTGCCACTCTAAGGTTAATTCACTATCAGGGGTCTTCAAACTACCACTATACTTACCTCTTACTTTTGCCAAAGTTTCTTTACAATACGCAGTAAACCATCTTCTAACCCAAGTTTTTGCTGGTGAATTTAATTCATCCCATCTCATTTCATCAATTGGAACGTCAGAAGGAAGTCTAACAACGTCAGGATTTTTCGCTAAACAATCATCTCTATCAAAAGTATCATAATACCAATACCATACTTTGTATTTTTGATAAGCAATATTTCCAAAATCAAATTTTCCACCAGGTACATTCATTAAATGTAATGCTTTTTTTCCTTCAGGAAGTGCTGTTATTCTATAAGTCAAATCTCCTGTTATGATTCTTCTTTTCATTTGAATGTCAGCCATTCTAAGTAAAATATCAAAGGCTGGTGTAATAAAATAATTTCCTGTTGTCCCCATTTGAGAAAATCCTGCCCCACCGCCTAAACCAATACCGCCAAATCCACCAAATCCACCCATAAACGGGTCAAAATATGCTGCGTCTAATTCAGAACGAGAAAACCATAATATTTCATTAACTTCGCGACCTGCAGGTATTTCATATATTTGTTGATTAGAAACTAAATCGATATAATCTTTTTTCAATACATAATCACCACCAGCTTGTAATCCCACAATTTTTGAATACGCGTAAGTATATTGTGTTTCCCAATCCATACTTCTTGTAGTAAAGGCTCTTGTTAGTGATTGCTCATCTAAATTCAAACCATTCAAAGAAGACCATTGAGCCTCAATCAACCAATCGTTTACATGTTGTGCGTAATCCTGAATAGATAATTCTAATAATGAATCCATCATTTCATCTTCTAATTCAACACTACGAATAGGGGCACCTAAAAGATTTTTTATTCTTTTATATAATTTACTTCTTTCAGGTTCGGTGATAATTACAGTAGTTGCCATAAGTTTTTATTATATAAATATAATTTAGTTGTTAAGTTTAGACTGAGTAGAATACAAATCATTAACAAATCCCCAATTAACCACTTTCCAAAAATTAGATACGTACTTGTCTCTTAGATTTTTGTATTTTAAATAATAAGCGTGTTCCCAAACGTCAAGACCTAACAAGGGGTAACCTCTTTCTTCTTGATTATCCATTAGGGGATTGTCTTGATTTGCGGTGGTTACAATTTTCAATCTATTTTTATCTGTAAGAATCAACCAAACCCAACCTGAACCAAAACAAGATTTGGCGGCGTCTTCAAATTCTGTTTTAAATTTTTCAAATGAACCGAAAGTCTTTTCTATTTTACTTTTGATGGGGTCGTCTAACTTTTGTTTTTTAGGCGACATCATTTTCCAAAACAACGCATGATTAAATGCGCCACCACCATTATTTCTAACTATTGTATTAAAACTTGAAATGTCAGATATAATTTGTTCTAAGTCTAAATCTTTACCACTTATTTTTTCTAATTCTTTATTCAATTTATCAACATAACCTTTGTAATGTTTGTTGTAGTGAGTTTTCATTGTTTCACTATCAATAAAAACTTCTAAAGAATCATATTCGTAAGGTAGTTTATCTATACTTATTTTTTTTATTTCATTAATTAGATTAGTTTTTTGTGCTGAATCAATTTCTAACAACTGTTCTATTTTGTAAATTTTCTGTAGATAACTTTCAAAAATATTATTCCCCATGATATATAAATATCATCGATTACCAGAAATTAAATTTAACATTTCTTCAATTGTGGATGCATCATCAAACATATCGTCACCCATTACTGTTGAAATAATTTTCTTTTTTCTATTTAAGATGTCGTAAATTGCACCTTCTATTGTATTTTCAAAAAGAGGGTAATAAACTGATGTTGAATTTTTTTGACCAATTCTATGTGACCTATCTTCTGCTTGTGAATGTTCAGCAGGAACAAAAGATAAATCATTCATAATAACGGCTTCGGCAGATGTTAAAGTAATACCAACACCTGCGGCTTTCAAGTTTCCAACAAATACTTTGATTTTATCATTTGTTTGAAACTCATCAACCGCATTTTGTCTGTGAAACTTGGAACAACTACCATCTAAATAAACCGCAGATTTACCAAAGTGATTATAGATTTGATTTAATGTATCTGTAAAATTTGTAAATATAATAACCTTTTTACCTTGTTCTATAATGTTTTCCGCTAACTCTATTGTGTTATTAATTTTTTCTTGTGCGATTACTTTTCTTACTTTCATTAGTTTACCAAACTGAATTGTAAGTGAAGATGACTCTTCAGGGTTTTGGTCATACCAATCAAAATATTCACCCATTAATTCTTCGTAGTCTTTTGATTTTAGCCTTAAATAAACAGGTGTAATAATTTTTTCAGGTAAATCTAAAACTTCTTCTTTTAATCTTCTTAGAATGTGTGTTGAGGTTCTTTCTCTTAATTCGTCAAGATTAGATGCCCCTGTAACATTCCACACTTTTCTTTTTCCAACACTAAATTGAAATCCATTACAATATCTTTTAGCATAAGCCATCCAATTCATTGCCACAGGACTATCAACAAGGTTTAATAAATTATAATAATTCATAGGTCTAGAGGTCATAGGTGTTCCTGATAATAACCAAACTCTATTTGATTTACTTGCAATGTCGTTGGCAATTTTTGTTCTTTGCGCTTGTGGATTAGAAATCATATGTGCTTCATCCATGATTACTAAATCAAAATTAATTTTCATAATTTCTGACTTATCCTTTTCTTTAATGTCGTGGAAATTTTTTAAGATGTCGTAGTTCACAATAACAAAATCATGTTCATCTGAAAATTTCTTACCTTCCGCAATATAAACAGACCTATCTGAATAATTTGCAATTTCTCTTTGCCAGTTTATTTTTAATGATGCGGGACACACAATTAAAACTTTTTTAGCTCCCGTTTCTAACGCAGCAATGATAGTTGATGTTGTTTTACCAAGACCCATGTCATCGGCCAGAATAAACTTTTTATTTCTTACTAATTTTTCAATTGCTTCTTTTTGATGTTCCATAGGAGGTCTATGAGTGTACTTACCATAATCAATAGAAATGTTTTTAACTTCATTATCTTTTAGTAATGCCGATTTTGGCATCCAAAAGTCATGTAAAGTTTCACCTGAAAAGATTTTACCCCAAATATGATATGCCTTGTCTTTTTCAACCAACAACTTTTCAACATATATTTCAGAAGGTTCCTTAGTATACATCTTATCTTCCATCAGTTTTTTACCAAAATATGAATCAAGTTTGACCCATTTTTTTGCAACTTTTGGTTGTGTTGTGTTATAATTATTGATATAATCCGACTGCGGTCTTGTAGGTACGAAAGACTTACTGTTCTCTTTTTTGTGTTTTAAATTAAGGATATAGTTATTTGACCCTTCGTAATCATCTAATATTAAAAGGGCTTTTGATTCGGGTGTTTTAGGCACAAAATCTTCCATAGTATATATAAAATATAATAAAATTCAAGAAAAAATCAATCAAAGTATTTATAGGTATGACACAACCTAAAGTTCCAATAACAAGATTAAATAAGTTTTTTGCAGAAGAAGACTTTAATTTGGATATAAAAATGGGAAGAGAATGGTTAGAGGGAGATATGAACTTCACTTTAGTTTTATATAAAGTCGATAGGCAAAAAACAAATAACGACGATGTGTATGGTGAAGCCTTAAAAGGTGGGATACAATTTTTACCACCAATAGAATTTAAAGGTTTGGTTAAAATAGAGGCTCCTGCAAACCAAGACTACGGCTCAACAAAATTAGAACAGTTAGAACCGGGTAATTTAACTGTTAGTGTTTATCAAGATTATTTAGACGACTTAGAAATTGATATAGAATATGGTGATTATATTGGATACTATGAAACAGAAAGTAGAGTTAGATATTATAGTGTGGTAAATGATGGTAGGGTGTTTACTGACAATAAACATACCTATGGTGGTTATAAAAGATTTTATAGAACAATTGTTGCAACCCCTGTTACCAATAATGAATTTGAAGGAATTTAATTAAATTATGGCTTTTCCAAAACAAGTAAAAAAACATTTACCTTTGATTCCACAAAAGTTTGGTGTGGAAAGAAGAGAAGAAATGCTCGAAGACATAACAAGACATGGAACGTTTTTACCAAAAGGGGTATTACATGCCGATTTGGACAGGGGGTTTTTAGATTTTGTTAAAGACAAATTGGAATTAGTTGTTGATGAAAAAAAAGTACCTTTGATTGATAGAATTATAACCAATCAAAATTGGATGCAATTTACACAAACGTGGAATTTTCAAGATTTAGATAAAAATATATCATTACCTTTTTTAGCAATTGTAAGAACTCCTGAAGTTAAACCAGGTAAATATGTTGGAGGTAAATTTAATGTCCCTGAAAAACTTAGAATTAATTATTTTACAGTACCAACATGGGATGGTCAAAGAAAAGGTGCTGATGTCTATAAAGTTCCACAACCTGTTGCCGTTGATATTGTTTACAATTTAAAGTTGTTTTGTAATCGAATGAGAGAAAACAACGAGTTTAACAAAATTGTTATGCAAACATTCGCGTCTTCTCAATCCTATACTCAAATCAATGGACACTATATGCCAATAATGATGGAAGAAGTGTCCGATGAGTCAGTAAAAGATTTAGAAAAAAGAAAATACTACATTATAAATTACAAGTTGACACTACAAGGGTTTTTATTAGATGAAGAAGATTTTCAAGTTTCTCCCGCAATATCAAGATATATGACGATGTTTGAAGTAGATACAAAAATTAAAACTAGACGAGTTGAAATTGAACCTCCACGACCCGACAACTTTGATTTTGATTTTACTTTTTTACCTGGAGTAACACAATTATCTGAAGTTTTTAGATACACAGCAGATTTAAAAGTTGTTGAATTGCAAAATTTATCAAGTTGTTATAATTTTAATTATACCGCAACGACAAACAACACTTTAAATTTTGTAACATGTAATAGTGGGCCATCAATTATATCAGGAATAACAAGTGGTAATACAGGTACTATTTGTGTTCAAGGAGGTACTTTCCCTGTATTTTCAAACCCAACAGGTGCGACAACAAATTCAACAACATCTTGTGGTAGTGCATTTTCTGTTTATATAAATGGTCTTTACATAGGTGATGATTTGGATGTTATTCAAGTTAATGATGGAGACTCTCTATTAATAAAGGTATATAAAAGTTTAATTACTCAAACATCAGTAATTAAAACCGTCGCCTATTTTGTTTAATCTTCACCGTATATATCTTTAGGTTTACTACAAGTTTTAATTATTAAATTTTCTAAAAACTTATACAATTTCAAACCATTTTTTTCGCAGTAAGTTTTTAATACTGAATGGACATCATCAGATATTTTAATGTTTTTAATTTTTTTATTTTTCATAATAATTTAAGGTGAGAAAAAAGGCAGAATTTTGTCTGCCTTATCAGATAAATATATTATTGTCAATAGTTTTTTGCAAAAATTGAATGTATTTATATAGAAAACATAAAAAGCTAAAACATAATTTAAAATGGCATCTAGTAATAAGGTTTTCGTCTCACCTGGTGTTTACACTTCAGAAAGAGATTTAACTTTTGTTGCACAAAGCGTTGGTGTAACAACTTTAGGTATTGTCGGTGAAACCATACAAGGTCCCGCATTTGAACCTATTTTCATAACAAACTTTGACGAATATCAAGTTTATTTTGGGGGAACAAGTCCTGAAAAATTTGTAAATACACAAATACCAAAATATGAGGCGTCTTACATTGCAAAGGCTTACTTAAGTCAATCAAATCAATTATTTGTAACAAGAATACTTGGATTATCAGGTTACGATGCTGGTCCGTCTTGGTCAGTTGTTACTATTGCAAATCCAAATCCCGCAACAATAAGGGCAACAGGAAACACAACAGGTATTACATTAAACTTTACAGGAACTACAGGTACAAGTTCAAACATAACAATCACATCTGTTCCATCACAATTAAGTGCCGATTTTAATAGGACATACACAACTTATAACGGAGGAACTTCAACATTAAATGCTGATTTTCAAAACTTTATTTCTACTAACGTTAATAGCTTTAGTGTGAGTGCATCTACTTCAGGAAAAACTGCGATTTATTGGGGTACTCTAAGTGCAAATACATTAACATATGTTTCAGGGTCTTCAGTAAATACTGTAACTGCAACTTCTGAAACATTCGGAGTTAATAATGTTAATTTATCTTTAGCTAATCTTTCGGCGGGAACAAATGACACGTGGTACTACGCATTATTTGATTATAACAAAATTCAAAGTGTTGGTTCATATTATGGATACGGTTTAGGGGCTTCAATCGGAGCAATGTCATCTCTTGGTGGAGGCGTGTTCTCAGGAAGATGTAATATTGGTATGACATTCTATTCAGGTTCACCTTATAGTGAATGGGATGATTTAGTTGTATCAACACTACGTTCAAGAGGTCTTACTTCTTATTCTTCAACACAACACGGACCACAATATTGGGTTACAGGAACAAGTAATGTTCAAATGGTATGTACTGGTACATATTCGGCAGTTACAAGTGACCCATATTCTACTTTTGTAATATCAGGTATTACATATGATTCTGAAACATTTAGTTTTGAAACTTCAATGTTGTCTACAAATTCTAACTACATGTCAAGTTTATTTGGTAAATCAAATTTTGCAAAAGATAGAAACGAAGTTCCAATTTTTGTTGAGGAAATTTACCCAAGTTTATTAAATTCGGGATATAACAATAGTAAAATTAGAGGTTTGTATTGTGATTTAATTGAATTAGATAGTGCCGAATCATTAAATACTGAAACTATTGGTTTCTATTTAGAACAATATCAAACACCTAAAACACCTTACTTAGTGTCTGAACTAAGAGGTAATTTGGTTTATAAGTTATTTAAATTTGTATTGATTTCTGATGGTAACGCAGCTAATAGACTTGTAAAAATATCAATAGGTAATGTATCTTTCACTAACAATACTTTTGACGTGTTTGTTAGAGACTTTTATGATACTGACCAAAACGTAAGAGTAATAGAAAGTTTTACAAACTGTTCATTAGACCCTTCACAAAATAACTTTATAGCAAATAAAATTGGTACTTCTAACGGTGAATATCAAGTAAAATCTAAATACTTAATGATTGAAATGGCTGATGAAGCACCAACAGACGCACTTCCTTGTGGGTTTGAAGGTTACATCATGAGAGAATACTCAAATGCAACACCTCCATTTGTTATATACAAAACAAGATATTTAAAGGCGGGTGATGAAATTGACAATCCTCCTTTTGGTTCTGCAAACGGTGGTGATAATATTAGAATTTCATCAGGTGAAAATGTTAGAAGAGCGTACTTAGGTATTTCTAATATCACAGGAGTTGATTATGATTTCTTTGAATACAAAGGTAAACAACTTCCTACAAATATCGCAACTGATACTACAGGTCCTGATTGGGGTTATATAACAAAAGGGTTCCACTTAGATAGTGGTGCTACTATTGTAACTATTTCTAACGCTTATGCTACTTCAGGTCAGTCAGCGTTTGAAGTGGGTGCAGGTTCATTCTCGAGCGAACCTTTAGACAGTGATAATCCTTATTACAACTTAAATACGAGAAAATATACTTTATATGCTTATGGCGGATTTGATGGTTGGGATATTTATAGAGCGTCAAGAACAAACGCAGATACATTCGCGTTAGGTCAGACAGGATACAAACAAGGAGCAGCAGCTTCCGCAACGTATCCTACAGCATCAGGTTGGGGAGCGTTCAAACAAATTTCAGGACCAAACCAAGAGACTTGGGCAAACACTGACTACTACGCTTACAAATGGGGTCAATCAACATTCTCTAATCCTGAATCTACAAATATAAATGTGTTTGTTACACCAGGAATTGACTATGTAAACAACAGTAACTTAGTTGAAGATGCGGTTAATTTGATTGAGGAAGATAGAGCAGATTCAATTTACATCTGTACTACACCTGACTTTAACTTATTCTTACCTTCTTACCAAAATATAGAAGAGGGGTTAATTTATCCTCAACAGGCGGTTGACAACTTAGAAAATATAGGTATTGACTCTAACTACACAGCTACTTATTATCCTTGGGTATTAACAAGAGATACTGTTAATAACACTCAAATTTATCTTCCACCTACGGCTGAAGTTACTAAAAACTTAGCGTTGACAGACAACATCGCATTCCCTTGGTTCGCATCGGCGGGTTACACGAGAGGTCTTGTAAACGCAATTAGAGCGAGACGTAAGTTGACACAAGAAGATAGAGACACATTATATAAAGGTAGAATCAACCCAATTGCAACTTTCAATGATGTTGGTACAGTAATTTGGGGTAATAAAACTCTACAAATTAGAGAATCTGCACTTGACAGAATCAATGTTAGAAGATTATTACTACAAGCTCGTAAGTTAATTTCAGCAGTGGCGATTAGATTGTTATTTGAACAAAATGATGACAAAGTAAGACAAGACTTCTTAGATTCAGTAAATCCAATTTTGGATTCAATTAGAAGAGACCGAGGTTTAATTGACTTTAGAGTTACAGTTTCAAATACACCTGAAGATTTAGACTCAAACACTCTTACAGGTAAGATTTACTTGAAACCAACAAGAGCGTTAGAATACATTGACATCGAGTTTGTTATTACACCAACAGGAGCATCATTTGACAACGTATAATAAATGTGGGGGGTCACTCCCCCACTTATTTTTAAAATATAAATAAAATGAAAATTAAAAAGAAAGTTATTAAAGAGTCAGTTGGAATCAAAGATTGGTCGGACAAAACTTATTCCACAAAAAAACAAAATGTAGTTTTAACTGAATCTCAGTTAGAAAAACTTTTAGAAAAACTTCAAAAATAATGGATATTAAAGGGTATGTTAGAAAATTTGTTCAACAAAGATTGAACGAAGGATTTGATGATGTTGGTAGACCTGACTTAAAATATTATGCATTTGATTGGGATGATAATATTTTATTCATGCCAACTTCTATTTTGGTTATGGATGAAGACGAAAACGAAATACCCATGTCAACAGAAGACTTTGCAGAGTACAGAGAAAAAATTGGTTTTGAACCATTTATGTATAAAGGTAAAAGAATCGTTGCATTTTCTATTGGGGCATTTAAAAACTTCAAAGAGTTTGGAAACAAAAGATTTATTATTGATTCTATGGTTGCAAAACCCGGTCCGTCTTGGTCTGATTTTGTGGAATGTATAAATGGTGGGTCGGTTTTTTCTATAATTACCGCTAGAGGGCATAGTCCTGAAACTTTAAGAGAGGCTGTTTACAACTTAGTAATGAGTAATAAAAACGGAATAGACTCAAGAGAATTAGCTAGAAATTTATACAAGTATCGAGAAATAGGAAACAAAGTTAAAGCGGACACTACTGTTAAAGCATTGTCACCATCAGAACTTAATGACTATTTGGACTTATGTAAATTTGAACCCGTGTCTTTTAAAAAGGGAAACGCCTCTAACCCTGAACAAGCAAAATTTGATGCATTAAAACAATTTATATCTTATTGTAAGAGTTTGGCAAGTGAATTAAAAAGTCGTTACGGGGTCGAGGGTAGTCCTATGTTTAAAAATGATGTTGAATTTAATTCAAGTTGGGAACCTTATATTGGTTTTTCAGATGACGATTTAAGAAATGTTGAAAAAATTAAAGAATTATTATCTGGTGAGTATGAAGAATTACCTTTAAACTTATATTTAACAAAAGGAGGAAATAAAGTTAAATACTAGTTTCTAGTTATAGAATAAATTTAAAATAATTGAAAGTAAATACAAAAAATAATTTAGTAAGTATTTATAGTAAAATAAAATAAAAATTAAAAAATAAGAAAACATGGCTGATTTATTAATGAGAATGCCGTTTCAGTACGAACCAAAAAAGAAAAATAGGTTTATACTAACATTTGACTCTAGTTTGGGTATTAATTCATGGTATGTTGAAAAAGCGTCAAGACCGTCAATTAAAATCGATACAAAAGAAATTAAATTTTTGAATACACAAACTTATGTTGCTGGTTTTTTCAATTGGGAAAGTATTTCTGTAACTTTAAGAGACCCTATTGGTCCATCTGCTGCACAGGCAGTAATGGAATGGGTTCGTTTACATGCTGAATCAGTAACTGGACGTATGGGTTATGCTGCAGGTTACAAAAAAGATGTGAACTTAGAAATGTTAGACCCAACAGGAGTTGCGGTTGAAAAGTGGATATTACAAAATTGTAGTATAACGGATGCAAAATTTAATGATGTTGGATATGGTGACTCAGACCTTATGACTGTAGACATGACATTACAACCCGATAGATGTATATTAGTTTACTAAAATTTTAAAAATAAAATTATAATTAATCCCGTCATTAGATGGGATTTTTTATTTACAATAATTTTATTCAAAATATTTTTAAAATAAAAACTATGGACGAATCAGCAAAATACGGGCAAATGGATTTTAATTTGCCACATGACGTTATAAAATTACCATCACAAGGTATATTTTACAAACCAAAAAAAGAAACTATTAAAGTGGGGTTTTTAACCGCACAAGATGAAAATATTTTGATGTCACAAAATAACGATAAAGAAGGGATTATTTATTCATTACTTAGACAAAAAATATATGAACCTGGATTTAACATTAATGATATGTTGGATTGTGACGTTCAAGCAGTTTTAATTTTTTTAAGAAACACATCTTTTGGTCCTGAATATAACTTCACAGTTACTGACCCAAGAACAAACAAAACATTTGAAACAACAGTTCTTTTAGATGAGTTGGATTACAAACCGATTGAAGAAAAACCTGATTTTGAAGGGTTATTCTCATATGTACTACCAAAATCAAAAAAAGAAGTTAAGTTTAGACTGATGACGATTGGAGACCAAAAAGAGTTGGACAAATTTAATTCTCAATATCCGGCCGGCATGACCGTTCCTATTGCAACCAAAAGATTAGAAAAACAAATTGTAGAAATTGATGGTACTAAAGACCCACTTCAAATTGTAAAGTTTATTAATCAAATGCCTATATCAGATGCAAAAGACTTTAGAAGATTTGCATATAAATGTGAACCAAAAATCGATTTACAAAAAGTAATTCAAACCCCGTCTGGAGAAAAAGTGACTATTGATGTTGCTTTTGGGGTGGAATTTTTTCGCCCTTTCTTCTGATTATCAAAAACATCTTTTAGACGAAATATATTATTTGGTCAAGTTCGCAAGATTTTCTTATCGAGACATTATGAGTATGCCAACATATGAAAGAAAGTTCTTCATTAATAAGTTGATTGAAGAAAATAAAAAACAACAAGAATAATATTTATCAAATAAAACTATATGATGTTTTTAGGTTATACTGACCCTTTTGCTGGAACTGGTACTGATTCTAAGGGTACATTTTCATATTTAGCCGATATTAAAAAAGCAACAGTAGAGGCGTTTTCAGTAAAAAGAATTGAAGACTATTTTTTAACGGTTGAAGCAAAGGCAAAAGACTTAAATAAGTCACTAACCACTGGTCTTTATGAGTATGCGGAAATATATAGAAAAACAATTTCTGATGTTTATTTAGAAAATATTGAGTTGGGGTTTGCATTTGACGACTCGTCTAAATTAATTTCATCAATGGCCTCTGAAATGAAAAGGATGGTCCCTTTTACCCAAGCAAACGCCACAAACGCATTAGTTTTAGGTAAAGTAATTGGGGAAACTCCTGAAGAAGCTGCTAAGTTAATTGGTCAAATGACAGCATATGGTAACAGTCAAAAAAAGTCTATAGATGTATTAAACAAAGCCACAATGACCGCAAGGGCTTTTGGTTTAGATGCTAAAACATTAACCAAAACTGTGTCTGATAATATCCAAAAGGCTCAAATATACGGGTTTAAAAATGGTGTTGAAGGTTTAACAAAAATGGCCGCTCAAGCTCAAAGGGTTGGATTTGATATAAAAAATGCTCAAGCGGTTTCTGAGGATATTTTAGAAGGGGGTCTTGAAGATGCGGTAAAAAAATCTTCTGAACTACAAGCTTTAGGAGGTAATATAGGTGCGTTAGGTGACCCGGGTCAGTTATATCGTATGGCAATGTATGATATTGAAGGACTTCAGGACGAATTAATTAAAGCGTCCTCTTCTGCGGTAGATTTTAATGAAACTACAGGAGATTTTAAAATTGGTGGTGAAGAAATGCTTAGACTTAGACAACAAGCAAAAATATTAGGTTTAAGTTATGAAGAAGTTGCAAAAGGAGCTATCAACGCCAGAAAAGAACAAGAAATTGGGGCTAGAGTTGGTGGTTTATCAAAGTTAACTGAAGACCAAAGAAGTTTAGTTGCGAGTTTAGCAGAAATTGGACCTGGAGGAAAAGTAACTTTAGATATACCAGGGTTTGGAAATATAGCAGATTTAGAATCGGCATTAAAAAGTGACCCTAATGCATTGGCAGGAGCTTTAGCCAAATATCAAGATGATATGAATAAGACACCTGTTGAAATACAGACGGAGATGAAAGACATTGCTTTACAAACTCAAAGTATTCAAACACAAATGAGTAATACTCTTATTTCTATTCAACAACAAGGTATTAAAACATTAGAAAATCAAGGATTAGGTAATACAGTTTTAACCGCATTGAAAAATCAAACAGGATTACCTGGAACAGGTACTGAATCGACTTTTACTGATTTAAAAAATAAAATAACTACAGAGATAGGAACTGTAACAACCGAACTTACTAATTTTTATACCGGACTTAAAACTCTTACAAATAATGTTTTAACTATATCAGTGGCACTAGCGGGATATGCAGCAACATCCTTAGAGAATGTTTATACATCTCTTGGTGGTTTCACAGCAACCACCGCTTCGGCAACCCCAGTACCTCAACAATCTGATGCATTTGTACCTGCAGGTGGAGGAAAAATGGTTTCGGGCTCTTTTGGGCAATTTTTGGGCGACACAAAAGATGATTTATTACTTTCTCCTGGAATAGGAGATTTTTTTAACAAATATAATGAATCTGAAAATATTTTAAAATCAATTGGAGGTCCTATTAACAAATATAATGAATCTCAAAACAATTTTAAATCAATTGGTGGTCCCAAATCGGGAGGAGATTTATCTTTATTATATAAAAACGCAGCCGCTCAACCATCACAAAATTTAGTCGACTTATTAACAAAGTCTTCTTCATTTTCACCAACTAAAACAGAAATAATTCAAAAAGTAGAAATCGGAGGTAAAACTGAACTTACTTTGAACATTAACACAAATATACCACAAAATCTAATAAACGAAGTTTTGAATACCGCTCAATTGAAAGATACGATTATGTCCACAGTCAATACTAGATTAAGTGCTGAATATTCAGATAAATTATCAAATGCATTTATTACTCAAAAAAGAGGATAAAAATTAAGCTATGTCTATTTATAAAATAAACAAATAAATGGATAGTCCACTTTCATTTAACTCTTCTGAAAACTTTAGAAAAAGATTATTAACACGAAATCTTAAACCATATCGTGTTGACGGTACATCTTTTGGCGAATCTTTCCAAAACAAAGAATTTCAAATTGTAGATTATTCTGTAAAAGACTCTGAAGAAATTTCTAAAATTGGTGATATACAGGAAAAAGATTTATATAAACAAAATAAATATGGACCTGATAATAGTAACTCCACCTATGGAGATATGGTCAATATTAACATTAACCTTAATGTTGAAACTAATTTTGGTTTATATGGTTTTAAAAACTCAATCAATTCTAAGTTAGAAAAAATTGGAGATGGACAAGAAAAATTATTATATGTTAATAACATTTACGGACCAACAGAATTTGAAACATCATACGGTAATACCATAGATATTAACAAAAATTTACAAACAGAAACAAATAAAGGTAAATATGGTTACCCTTTAACTGTTGGAAGTGATTTAGAAAAAATTGGTGATACAAAAGAAAAAGAATTAATTGTTACAAACTTATATAAACCACTTAACACAAATGACCGTGGTTTTGGTGATACTGTATGGTATATTAATAACAATCAAACAATTCTATCAAGAGGAGAAGGTGAGTATAGTATCTCTGACACGATAAATAGTTTTTTAAATAGCATTGGAAACCAACAAGAGATTTTATCTAAAGTTAAAAATGCATACAAAAATAATGGAAACGATTTTGGGTTTCCAGTTTATAGTATAAATAATTTAATACCTTTAATTACAAGAGGTAATGGTGAATATTCAATATCAGACACATTTAATAGTTATCTAAATAGTATTGGAAACCAACAAGAAATTATCTTAAAAGTTTTAAATGTTTATAAAAATACACTTAACCGTGGTTTTGGCCAACCTGTTTATCAAATTCAAAATAATCAAGTAATTCAAACTATAGGGTCGGGAGAATACAATATTTCTGACACCGTAAATAATAGATTAGAAACAAACGGTAATGATAGGGAAGTTATTTTAAGAGTTTTAAATAAATACGCCCCTAATGAGTCTGCTCCGGGGTATGGAACAACAAGATATACAATTAATAATATATTATCTTTGGGTGCAAATGAAGGCGAGTACTCATACGATGACGCGATAGGGAGTGATTTATTTACCACGGGGATTCAACTTAGAAATATTCTTTATCCTATAAATCAGTACGGACCCCAAACCGTAAATAATCAAATTATTTTTCCATTCACTAACAACCAAACAAACCCTAATGAAGGGGAATATGGATTTCCTGATACGGAAAATAGCGAATTAGAAATTAAAGGTGAAACCGATAGGCCCATATTATTCGCTATAAATCAATATGGTCCTCAAAATTTACCAAACACAACGGTAGAGATTAATCAAAATTTGCAATCAAACCCTAATGAAGGTGAATATGGTTTTCCTGATACAGAAAATAGTCAGTTAGAAATTAAAGGTGAAACCGATAGACCCATATTATTTGCTATAAATCAATATGGGCCAGAACAAGGACAATCACAATCTACCGTAGTTCCAAATTTAAATTTACAAACAAACTCTAACGAAGGTAACTATGGTTTTCCTGATACACTAGACAGTGAATTAGAAATTAAAGGTGAAAATGAAAGACCTTTTTTATTTAGTGTAAATCAATATAACCCTGAAAATCAACCAACAGATTCAGTTGATATAAATAAAAATTTGGGTAAATTGTCAAATGAAGGTGAATATGGTTTTCCCGATACTAAAGGTAGTGGATTAGAAGTTATTGGATTTCAAAAAGAACAAGAGGCATATGTTAGAAATAAATATGTAACAGGCGATGGGGACTATGATGTAATAACAATTGATGAAATTATACCAACAAGTTATGGAAGTGCATATGCATATTCATTAACACCTTTAAATTTTATACCTTCGACCTATAGACCTATTAATATATTATTAAGCGACAACCCAAGAGGTTCTGATGGTACTTTGTCACAGGATTCCGCATTAGCGGGAATTGGTGCAAGACAATTAAAAAAAGAATATAAGTATAGAATTGCAAGTGAGTTGTTGTCTCAAACTTTAGGTAGAGTTAATGCTCTTGACTCATCGGTTGACCCCGATAGTGGTGAAATATCAGTAAAACCAAACCTTAACCCATTTGACGCAGCAGGAATAATATCAGGAAATATTCCGTTATTAGCTAGAAATTATACAATTACATCACCTGAATCATTAGTTGGAAGAGCGTTGAATTTTACAGCTAAAATAGCAGGATTATATTCACCGTATTCCATTATAGTTGGAGAATATTTTGACTACCCAAATAAACGTATGTTAAATAGACTTGTTGAAAACCCTGTTGAAGTTGTGACAAGTACTGTTATGGGAGCAATTAGAACAATAACAGGTCAAAAAAACAAAAGAGGGTCTGAACTTTTTTTAGCCAACACATCTAACGCAACAAGAAGTTTATTATTTGGTCAATTATTTTATAATAATTTTAGACCCGACTATAGAGGACTTACGTTAAGAAGACCTTCGTTATTTGCACCTAAACCAAATTTTTATGGTGGAGGTAATTCTGATGATATATTTTCTACTTTAATTTCTCCAGTTAATGCTCAACCTTTAGATAAAAACGGAGAACCTAGTGGCGCACCTGTTTACTCAGTGGGTGAAATAGGAAAGTATTTTGAAGGTGAATCTTTTCAAAATTATAAATTTGGACTTAATTCTAGAAATTATATAGATGGTACGACACCTTTAGCGGGTGGATTTACATGGTCTTCTAAAAAATCATATTTTAAAACGGGACAATTGGCAGGTCCTGAAGGAAAACAAAGATTTGGTGAAAGTAGTGTATTTACAAAAAATTATGAGTCGGCGTTCAAAGATACTGAGTCTTGGAAAATAGAAGAAAACAATGTATGGAGAGACGGTTCAATTTTAGACACAACTCAAAAAATTGTTGATTCTGCAGACAGGTCAGGAATTAAAAAATTAGAACACGTTGGTACTGCGATAAATCAAATATCTAAAGTTTTTAATGATGGATATGTTGAAATGACAAAAGGTTCTCGAGTTATTAGATATACTTCAAAAAACTCAGTAGGTAGTACAGACAGTACAATAAAAGGATATGAATATTGTAGATTATTTACAAAAGATGTTCCTTTTACAAATTATTCACAACTACAAAAAACGGATGGTAATATAAGAAATTATACCTATTCAGTTTTAGATAATACATATAACCTTAATATCACACCGTTCAATGATAAAAACGGACAATCGTCAAATATTATTAATGGTCAGGTTAAAAAATATATGCTTTCGTTAGAAAATTTGGCTTGGAGAACATCAAACAAACCTGGATTTACCGTACAAGATTTACCGGCTTGTGAAAGAGGACCCAATGGAGGTAGAATTATGTGGTTTCCTCCATATAATTTGAGTTTTGATGAATCTTCATCACCAAAATTTGAACCAACAAATTTTATAGGTAGACCTGAACCAATATACACATATAATAATACTGATAGAACTGGACAAATATCTTTTGATATTGTTGTTGACCACCCTTCCATCTCAAACATTTTAGTGGACCAAGAATTAAAAGATATAAAACCTGAGTCAGAATTAAAAAAAGTTATGGATTCATTTTTTGCTGGGTGTTTAAAATATGACATTTATACATTGGGTCAAAGATTTGCATCTTTAGCTCCACAAGATATTCAAACCGCAATTCAATTAATAAAATATCCTGAACAAGCAACAACTATTGTAAACGAAACACCTGACCCCGAACCTGTAAAACAAGAAATTGTAAAAACAACACCACCAGAAACTGAAACAAAAATTTCAGACCCCAAGTTTCAAGAAATATTTTTGTTTTTTGAAAATGCTCAACCTAACGATTCAAGTGGCCCAACAACAACTAAAGATTTTGAATATTGGTATAATGAATATGCGTCAAATAAAACATTGTATGATACAACAAAACCACTTAATAAAGTTTTCAAATATAGTGACGCAAATAAAGTGGCCCTTAACACAACAACAACCCCTACTTTTTCATTAACCGAATATGTTGACACAAGAAAACAAACCCTTAGTGGATTTTTTGATAATATATTACAAGAGTTTAATGATTTAAAAGAGTTTTTAAGTGAAGTATTTAAAGTTTTAGACTCAGGAGGAGAAGTTACTTTTGACTTATTAGCGACTGCCAGCTCAACAAACACTAGTGGTAATCAAAATTTATCTGAAAGAAGAAACGATTCGGTTTTAAAGTTTATAGAAAAGTTTACAGTAAATAATAAAACTTTAAAATCATTTATAGATTCAGGAAAATTAAAAATTATTAAAAAGGCAACAGGGTCAAGTGCCGCAATTCAAGACCCTAAATATTCACAAATTGATTGTACCAAACCTTTTAAATCACAATACGAAGAAGGAATTTATTCTGTACAAGCAATGGCGTGTAGAAGAGTAAAAATTGAAAAAATTGTATATAAACCAGGGCCGCCCGCAAAGTCAGAAACACCTCCCGCACAAGTAGAGGCTGCTGCTCCAAACCCTACAGCCGCTGAAAGTACAGCTCCAAAACCAACACCACAAAACCAAGTAATTGACAACTTCAAACAAACACCACAATATAAAGATTTGGCGAAAAAAATATTAAGAAGATTACTAACAGAGTGTAATTATTTTCAAATGGTTAAAGAGACAAATCCATTTATTTATGACACAATTAGAAGTAAGTTTCAGTATTTTAATCCTGTTTTCCACTCTATTACTCCTGAAGGTCTAAACTCAAGATTAACTTTTTTACAACAATGTGTAAGACCAGGAGATACGATTCCAACTGTGTCACAAAATGCGGCAGGAACATATAGTTTAGATTATAACGATGCCTTCAACAGTGCATTTGGAGCTCCTCCTGTTTTGGTATTAAGGATTGGTGATTTTTTCCACACTAAAATAATACCTGAAGACTTAAATATTAAGTTTGAAAATGGGGGTAATATACCATTAGATTTAAATCCTGAAGGAATTGGAGTACAACCTATGTTTGCAAACATAACATTAAGGTTTAAAATGATAGGAGGTCATGGATTAGCAGGTCCAATTGGAGAACTTCAAAATGCACTTTCATTTAATTATTATGCAAATACTGAAATGTATGATGAGAGAGCAACAATAACTGAAGATGTAACATCACAGTATGATGCAGAATATTTTGAAGCTTTGAAAATAAACCCATTGACAACACCACAGCAGAACCAACAGAACAAAATTGGAACTACAATCGGAAAACAAGAATCATCTACATATGATACAACATTAAGTGGATTTACAGGTGTTTTATCATATAAAGAAAATATGAAAAATTTTATAGACATAACCAAAGAATATGCAAATAGTGTTTTTCAAAATCTAAAAAATATAAATGATAAGTTATTGATTGGAGGAATTTTGATTTTTACAAAAGATAGAAAATACCAAACGGGATATTTTAATAACATTAACCAACCACAAACTAACTTAGTAAAAATATTTGGAAAAAGTCAGTATGAAGATAAAGTTGATGCGTTGTTTTCTAAAGCAAAAGAAGATGTAGAAAATGAAACTAGTCCGATATTGGCTAGTTTACCTCTTCAAAATTTTACAAATATATCGACAAGAAAAATTAAAAGAAAACTTAAAGATATGATAGATAGTCGTCAGACAACTTACTTGTCTGTAATAACTGAGGCGTCTAACAACATTGTAAAAAATCAAGTTGATGAAACTAAAACAATTGATTTACTAGACCAATTAAATTATGTGTGTAATTCTTTTGATGGATATTCTAACGATAAAAATGAAGTAATTGTTTTTTCTTTGACAGGGACTTCTGCGGTTGACCCATCTAATACGACATACGCAAATACTTTGGATGAGTTAAAAGGAGACTTATTAATTATTGGTTCTAAAATGAGTGGATTTAATAACAACTTAGAAACATATAGCCTAATTCCAACTGCTCAAGATGAAGTTTATAACGATGAGTTTGATTTTAATACCTTCATAGATTCAGACCCAGACGCAATAAGTCCTGAAGAAAATAGATTTTTTATGATATTTAGTAAAGAAATTATTGATGACTATACTAAATTTTTGAATGAAGTCGTCGATACAATTTCAAACAATGAAAGAAAAACTGACTGGTTTAATTATCTTAAAGGTAATTTAGGATTTACAAATACAGGTCAAGAAATACCAACAGGACCTTACGCAAAATATAAAGATTCAAAGGCTTTTGTTGACGCAAGATTTAAAAGTTTTGAAGATAATTTTTTAAGTAAAGAATTTTGTTCAACATGTAGTTATAATTTAAATAAAGATAAGGAAAGAAAACTGAATTTTTCTCAAGTATTATTTCCTGCTCAAACAGAAATTGACAACATGAAAGCTCTAAACGCATCAACTAATTCTACAGGTGATGAATATAACTTAAAAGTTTCATTCAACTAATATGCAATACTACAACAGATACCAAAATTTTTTAATTAACGGTCAACAGACGGTAGTTCCATTTGTTAATCTACCCGTCAGAGCGTCAGACCAAAGATACATTTACACAAAAAATAAAAGTAGATTAGATAAAATAAGTTATGAAAAATATGGAACACCATATTTTGGTTGGTTAATATTAACAGCAAATCCAATATATGGCGGTTTAGAAACAAATATTCCTGACGGTGCGGTATTAATAATACCATTCCCATTAATAAGTGCTCTACAAGGCTACAAAAGTGCATTAGATACACATATTTTTTATTATGGCCGTTAATGACCCAACAAAATTCAGACAAATATATAACAAAGAAAATAAAATTCTAGTTGAAGCCGACTACGATAATATTATTTTAATTGACCCTAACAAAGTTGTTGATGCAGACAACAATGTTAAAGATAGATACGTTCAACAAGAAAATCTTGTTTTTTATGCGAATTTAGAAACACAAATTATACCAAGAACAAAATTAGCAATTGGTGATAGTTTTGATAATCCTGTTTATAATTCACAAATCGCATCCTTATCTACTTTTCCTGAAGATTTGAAACTTAATTTTTTAAGACCCAAAGGTAAAAAAGCATTTGATACGAGTTGGTCAGATGAATTTACAGGTAGAGGTGTTAGACAAGGTCAAGGAATTAATCAAAACTCTGAATACCAAATTAATCAAGATGGAAATACTGTTTTTAAACAAAAAGTTTTAAACTATGAAGATACTCAAACTTTAGGTATTACAGAAATAAAAGTTGACGTAACACCGGCTAATGTTACAAACGTAGAAATATCTATGGAAGATATTAGAGGTCGAGCTTTATTTGAACAAGGAGACAATTCATTATATTCTGTTTTTTTTAACTTACCATATCCTCCGTTTTTTTTAACCTTGAAAGGATATTATGGAAAAGCAATTAGGTATCAATTAAGTTTAACCGATTTTAACGCGAGTTTTGAACCATCGAGTGGTAATTTTAAAATTACTCTTAAACTTTTAAGTAGAAATAGCGCGATACTCGCCGACAGTATAATAGGATACGCTAGAAACTCACCAAAAATGTTTCAAACAGAAACAGTAGTTACTCAAAGTACTTCAAACTCCTCAAATAACGGTATAAATACAAACAATTCAACCACTGTTGTTGAATCAGTCGGATTACAAAAAATGAGAGAAGCGTATTCTATTTATAAAAGTAAGGGGTTAATTACCTCCGATTTTCCTGAAATAACTTTAGAGGAATTTATTGCTAGAATAGAAAACCTACCTACAGCATTAGCGGACGCATTAAAAAAGGCAGATTTTACAGTAATGAATGATGTTGCTGATTTTCAGACAAACTTAAATAAATTAAGAAACGAAGTCTACGCCAATTCAATAACTGACTTTTTAGATACATCAGAAAAATTATACAAAGGACAAATTTATTACCCATATAAAGAAAACATTTCATTTGCAGATAGGGCAAAATATAAACAACGCGTTGAAACCGCAATAAATAACTATGTTACTTTATTAAAAAATAACAAAAGTTTTGGAACGGGAGGACAATATAAATTACCTAATAAGGGAAATATACCTGGTGAAATACCGATTAAATTTTCAATTAATGATATTTTTGAAGAGATAGATTATAATACATTAACAGATGCAGACTTTAGAGAAACGTATGTTGTTAATTACGGTACTAATCCAACAGACAACCAATTAAATAAATCTATTGCCGACTTTAAAAGCCTTAATCCAAATTTTTTACTTGACACAACAACCAACAATGTGGTTAATGATTTTCCCCAATATTACAAATTTGGTGATAAAGTTGGAAGTTCTAACAATTATATTGCAAATAGTTTTTTAGATAAGATTCAAAAAATTAATGATGAGTTAAATAAAAAAAATGCAGAAATAGAAAAGTCTCTCACTCAGTTTTTAAGTGACCAAATAGTAAATGGACCAAATGTTTTAGGGTTTATACCAACTATAAGAAACGTTATGGCAGTTTTATTTGCCGGATTAGATGGGTTTTATAGACTTATGGAAGACACCCACACAAGCGCATGGAATCAAAGAACAAACCCAATAAGGTTAGAATCAATTATACCGGCATCAAAAAATTTTGGAGTAGATTCTAAAAATTTGGTAAACGGTACAAACCAACTTAACGATTTAAATGTGGTTTATCCTTGGCCACAATATTTTTTAAAAGAAGCACAAAAAGATGGTTCAGAGTTATACGTTATAAAATATCCTGGAGATAGTTCAGTAATAAACACTACAAAAGGTTTTGATAGTGTTGTATGGCCTGAAGTTGCGTTTACTGAGGAATACATTAACGCGATAGTACAAAAAACAACACCAAAATCTGCAAACGTATATAATAATCCGGCATCGTTAAGTAAAGTTTTATCTATAAATGCGGTAGAATTTCCATTCAAAACAACACCATACGTTAATACACAAGAACAAAGTTATTTATATGAAATTTTTGAAAGAAGTTATTTAGGTGCGTATTATGCTAAATTAAATAGAAATGGATATAACCAAGAACAAATACCTGTTTTCTTGGGAAATTTAGAAGCTGAAAATATAAAACAAACAGTACAAAGTAATTTGGCACTCACTAAAATTTTAAAAGAATTTTCATTCACCTACGTTAATTTTTTACAAACATTAAGAAAAATTTCAAATAATGGTACTGGTACAAGATGGACACTTTATTCTGACTCAGTTTTTACCACAGAGTACATAAAAAATTTATTAGAATTAAATGATGGAACACAAAATGTTGATGTTTATAATGACGTTTATAGTATTGACACATTATCCAATTCATCAATTGCCATAGACGGGAATGTACCACTACCCGATTCAATCAAAAATTTTATAAACGGTACGCCGGCCACCGACACTTATTTTTTAGACAACTACCCAATAACAAATGTTAATTGGTTAAAGACAAATTTACAAGGTGGCGATAGCATTTCATCAATAAACGACTTTAATAAAACATCAAGTTATGTTTATTTAGATGAGAAAAAAACAATAGCGAGGGTAAACGAAACAGAAAACACTAAAAATATTAATGTTTTTGTTTCTAAGTATGAGTTTAAAAATTTTACACAACCTTTCATGACAAACTTGAATACAAGTGTACCAGTAAACTCACAAACTTCTTTGAGTAATTTTTATTCAACAAGAAAAGAAAAAGACTTATATTTTACCGAAAGTATTTTTGATTATGGGAATGAATATAGTGGTCAAGTGGCAACAAAGATACAAACAACATCATTATTGAATACTCCATATTTTGTTAATGCTTTAGTTCAAGGAGTTGAAAATCAAAAAACAAACGTTTCAGACCCTTACGCAGCATTAGGTTATTTATATTTAAATTCATTACCTTTAATTACAACAAGAGAAAAAATTAAAAGTTTTGATGACACAAGTTCCGTAGCAACAGATTTAGATTATTTGGCGTCAACCTTTAACAAGTTTTCATCAATTCACCGACTACCATATGCTTGGGTTTTAAAATATGGAAGTATATGGCATAGGTACAAAAAATTCATCGAAACTGGAAATGACATATTAGATAATACAATTTGGACCGATTTTGATTATTTAAAAAGTTATGACACAACAGGGACAACACCTAATGCGAATAGTAAATTAATTTTTCCATCATATACTGGAGGAACAACTCAAGTAGAAATTAAATTACAAAGTACAACAACACTAATACCAAATGTTAATCAAACAATGGATAATGTCACTTTAGGGGTGTATCCTAAAGTAATTAATAATGTTTATCGATTTTTCTTTAACAAAGATTTGACCATTTTAAACACACCAACCTATCAGTCTTTTTTAGATGCGTATAATACAGTAGGTTTAAAAATAGGTACAAACTCAACTTCAGGAAAATTCTATAACTTTGGATTTGATTTACAAAATCCAAACAGAGCGTTTGTGAACAAAAATTACTACGCCTATTTTGATAATCCCGAAAGCAATCAAAAGTTTTTGTTAATCCCATCAACAGGGGGAATCAATATAAACCAAATGAATTTTGAATGTTTTGATGCAACAAATAAAATTAAAGAAGAAGTTTTTAATAACAAGGCAGTTTATAATGGAAGTGTTAGACCACTTTGGGGTGTATCACAGTTTGGTTATTTTAAAAATTCTTTAATTAAAAAACCCGCATTTAATGAATATTTAAAAGTTGTTTACACAAACAACAGTAAAAATTTAAGTTTCGAATTAAAAAATGCACAATCAACATATTCTAATATAGAAGAAATATTTGCGGTATTTGAACCGGAAATTTTAGACAAGTTTGAAAATTTATTCTTAAACTTTTGTAACCCAACACCGGCAGTATCTGATTTAATTTTAAATGAAGAACAAACAAACTCTAACTATACCAATCCTGGTTCAGTTAGAAATGTGACAGAAAAACGACTTTTTAATCAAATGGAATCCTTATTTATGGTGCCAAAAAATAGTGTGACATTACTAAACGATGAATCACAAGATGGTTTACTTTTGGCTGAAAAACAAATATCTAACTTTTTTCCAAAAGTCGTAGATTTTTTAAATTTTGAATGTGTTCTTAAAATGGGTAACCCCGGTAATTTTAAACGAAGGGTTTTTAACTATATAAGTAACAATCCTACATTCCAACCTTTAAACCCTTTAACTCTTAATCCATATATACCTGGGTCATTACCTGGTGATGGGACAGTTGGCTCACCTACATTAACAATAAGTATTGCAAACAACAGAGATGCGTGGAATGCTCTTAGAAAATATGTGGGAGTTTTTAACCAAATACCATTCCAATATACAAATACAGGAAGTGTAATTACAGATTTTTTTACGGCAAATAATGGAATGGATATTGAATTTACGGAGGCGAACATTGAAGCGTTATTTCCACTAATTAGATTATTTGCAAAACAAAAGGCTGAAGATGCAACTTTAAATAAATTAAAGTTCCAACAATCAATTAATAATTTTTTATTACAACAACAAAATTTTAATTCGGAGAATTTAACACAAACTTTCAGTAAATTAAATGTAGACTTACCTACGACAACAACTAATACAACACCTATTAAAAATGCGACTTCAGGTGATGTTGGTAAGTTAGAACAATATTCTGTTTTAAAAACAATGAATGATAAATGGATTTCAGGTACTGATTTTTTAAATAAAACAATATTTGAAGATTTTTTATTTCAAGATAAGGCGGGTCGAGATATTGGTGATGAGTTTACTATCGACTTAGAAAAAATTAAAGGTTATTTAAAATCAAACGACAACCAAAATTATTTATCATTAATATCTCAAATATGTTCGCAAAACAATATGGTTTTCTTTGCTTTACCCGCATACGTTAATTTTTACGGCATACAACAGGCGGTGGCAAAAAGTACACCATTACCTGTTGACGCAACTGAAACATTGTTTGGAACCTTTTTGGATGTTGATTATTTAAAAGCAACCCCAAAATTTTTATTACTATATACAGGTAAACCGTCAGAGTTTGTTGCAAGCAATTCTTCATTTTCAAAGTTTGCAAGTGATACATTTGATATAAGAAAATCTTCAGACAACCCATTAAGGGTACCATCTAACCCCGAGGAAGACTACTCCAAAAAAAATAGAGTAGTAGGTTTTAGTGTTGATTACGGAACTCAAAACCAAAGTATTTTCAAAAGTGTTTCGATAGATATGTCTGAAAAGAAAAACACCGCAGAATCAAATAAAATCGCAGCACAATTTGGGGCATCTGTGTCAGGAGACAAAGTAGCTCAACAATCCGTTTCACTTTATAGTATATATAAAAGTAGAAGTTATAATGTTAGTATTGAAATGATGGGTAACGCCATGATGCAACCGACCATGTATTTTAACTTAAGACATGTACCATTATTCTATGGTCCGTATATGGTTTTATCTGTAAAACACAATGTTACTCAGACTAAATTTTCCACAACGATTTCAGGGCCAAGAATATCAAGATATAGTTTACCACAACCAAATAGTCTATTAGATACTGTCAATCAAAATTATATAAACGCATATAAAGAATTAATATTAAAAGAAGTTAAGACAACAGAACCAATCACAAATGTGAACACACAACAAGGTACGGTACAACCCGGAGCGTTACAAAGTCCTGAAAATATTTGTCTTTCAGCAACAACGTTTACAACTACACCATTTGTTGGAATTAATATAACACCAATAACGGTTGAAGATTTAAAAACTTTATTAACGACAAATATTCCATCGGCTCAAGAAAAACTACGACCTCTTTATTTTGGTATTGCGTTTACTAGAATAAATAATAAAATTGACCAAGTTGTTTGTAACCCACCAAATTATAATTTATATGAAATATCAACTTCAAACAACTATACCGCAGACTTAAATGCACTTATAGCTCAACAAGTGTGTTTAACAACGGCTTTAGAAAATGATACATCCTCTAGACCTTATGCATCGTTTTCTGACTTTGTAGTACCAACACAATTTATACATGCTCAAGTTCAAAGTTTTTTACCTATTATAGAACAACTAAAAACTTTCAGTACAAATACCACAGATGTTGAAAAATATGCAGAAGCATACACTTTATTTACTTTGTTTTGGTTTGAAGGAAGATTTGTTAATCCTGGAGGGGGAGTAGGTTTTTATGTTAATTTACCAACCACAACAAATGATTTCATAACTAGAAAAAATGACAAAGTAAATTCGTCGTTCCCTGACATACAAGATATTTATAATAGATATTTTGTCCAATTTAAAAATAGTTATGGTATATTTTTCCCATAACATAATATTTATATAAAAAAAACTATGGAAATAAAAATGTTATTAGATAATTATCTAAGAAAAGATACAAAAATTACACAAAGAGATAAAGGTAATGGGTATCAAGAAGTTTGTGATTTGGAAACTGGTGATTGTTATACAATTAGAATGAAAGATGGTCTAATTGAAAGAGTGGACAATACTATGAAAACAAATAGAACATTAAAAGTCGAAACTCCACAAGGGGTTAAAACATTATTAAATGGATAAAAATGAGTATAGAAAGACAAATTTTAGAAGAGTTAAAACGTTTTAACCAAATTACAGGATATATTAATGAACAAGAAGTTGCACCGCCAGCACCTGATGCAGGAGGAGCTCCACCCGCACCTGACGCAGGAGCACCCGCACCTGACGCAGGAGCACCCGCACCTGATGCAGGAGCAACACCACCAGCACCTGACGCAGGAGCAACACCACCAGCACCTGACGCAGGAGGAGCCGACGCAATACCCGAACCAGTAGATGTTGAGTCAGACCCTGATGTTGAAGAAGTTGATACAAAAAAAGATGAAGAAGAAGGGGGTACTGAAGAAATAGATATTACAGACTTAGTAACGACTCAAGAAGAAATTAAAACCAAACAAGAAGAGTTCATGGATAGTATGTTTTCTAAATTGAATGATTTAGAAACAAAATTAAATCAGATGGACCAAATAATGTCAAAAATAGACTCAATCGAAAGTAAAGTAGAAAAAAGTAGACCGAAGTCACCTGAAGAAAAATTGATGTTACGTTCACTTGATTCTTACCCTTATAATCAAAAATTGACAGATTATTTTGAAGACAAAAAAGAAGACTTTGAAAAACAAGGAAAAGAAGAATATATATTAACTTCAGATGAGGTTGAAAACTATTCACCGAATGAAGTTAAAAAAACATTTGGTATTTTTGACCAAGATGACGATGAAAATACTTACTAACTATTTTTCATAATTATATTTTTGAGGGAAGAATTATCTTCCCTTTTTTATTTGACAAAAACGAAATTTCACTTATATTTTTCATAGATAAAAGAGTAATAATTAAAAATTTATTTATGGCAAATTCAGTATTAGATTCAGTACTTGCTCAGTACGAAAAAAATTCAACATCGAGCAACAGCACAAAAACAAACATTTCCCAAGAAGACAGATTGAAGAAGTATTTTTCTGCAATTCTTCAAAAGAATGAAAAATCCGCATCACGAAGAATCCGTATCTTACCTACAAAAGATGGTTCATCACCATTTGTTGAAGTTTGGTATCATGAAATCCAAGTAAACGGACAATGGGTTAAGTTGTATGACCCAGAGAAAAACGACAATGACCGTTCACCATTAAGTGAAGTTTATAACGAATTGATTTCGACAGGTAAAAAAGAAGACAAAGAATTGGCATCACAATACCGTTCACGTTTATTTTACATTGTAAAAGTTATTGACCGAGATAATGAACAAGACGGGGTTAAGTTTTGGAGATTCAAACACAACTACAAACAAGAAGGTGTTTTAGATAAAATTTTACCTATTTGGAAAGCTAAAGGCGATGTAACCAATGCCGAAAAAGGTCGTGATTTAATTATTGAACTTACAAGGGCAAAAACACCACAAGGAAAAGAGTACACAGTAATTCAAACTATTATGTATGATGACCCACAACCACTACATGAGGATAAGGCAATCATGGAAGGATGGATTCAAGATGAACTTACATGGAATGATGTATATTCTAAAAAACCCGTAGAATATTTAGAGGCAGTTGCTGTTGGGGAAACTCCAATTTGGTCATCTGAACTAAAAAAATATGTTTACGGAGAAGAGTCTGAGATTTCACTTGGAGGCTCAAAACAAGAAACTGCTCCTGTTGTTGACCCACAAGCAAACGAAGAACCATCAGAAGATTTACCATTCTAAATCAAACAAACATAATCGGGTTTTCTACCTAAGCCCGATTTTTATTAACTTTAAAAAATTAAAAAAATGAACATATTTTTAGCAGAAAAATTAAAAGATGCTCTTGTGAAAAAATACGAGTCTGAAATTGCAGATGCAGAAGCAAGATTATATGTGTATTTCACAAACCCTGTTGGTATTGGTGAGCATCCACAACACACCGAAGAAATGGATAATTTAGTCACACAACTTACAGACGCAAAAGATAAGTTGGAAACTATAAAAAATTTTAAAATTTACGAACAATAATGGCTATTAAAAAGAACGACTTTGGGTCTTTGAAAAAAAAGTTTTCTACCTCTGCAAAATATAAACCACAAAGATTCTTTGACCTTGGCTCTCCGTTTTTGGATGCGGTTGGTTTACCTGGTCCTGCTATGGGACACATTAATATGTTCTTAGGACATTCAGATACGGGTAAGACAACGGCATTAGTTAAGACTGCGGTTGATGCTCAGAAGAAAGGTATTTTACCTGTATTTATCATCACTGAACAAAAATGGTCGTTTGACCACGCTAAGTTAATGGGGTTTGAATGTGAAGAAGTTGTTGACACAGAAACAGGAGAATTAGAGTGGGATGGTTTTTATATATTCAATAATAACTTTGATTATATTGAACAAATCACAGATTACATTAATGATTTATTAGACGCTCAAGAAAAGGGTGATATTGATTATTCATTGTGTATTATGTGGGACTCAGTTGGTTCTGTTCCTTGTAAAATGACTTACGAAGGTAAAGGAGGTAAACAACACAACGCAAGTGTTTTGGCCGACAAGATTGGTATGGGTATTAACCAACGTATTTCAGGTTCACGTAAAGCTGACTCTAAATACGAAAATACCTTAATCATTGTTAATCAACCTTGGGTTGAATTACCTGACAATCCATTCGGACAACCTAAAATTAAAGCAAAAGGTGGTGAGGCTATTTGGTTGAACTCTTCATTAGTATTCTTATTTGGAAATCAAAAAGGAGCTGGTACAACAAAAATTACAGCAACTAAAGATAAGAGAACTGTTAAGTTTGCATCAAGAACTAAGGTGTCTGTTATGAAAAATCACATCAACGGACTTGGTTTTGAAGATGGAAAGATTATCGTAACACCACACGGTTTCTTACCAGGAAAAGAAGCTTCCGAAGAAAAGGCATCAATCGAACAATACAAAAAAGAATATGCCGAGTATTGGAAGGAAATAATCGGAGTTGATGGTGACTTTGATTTGAAAGCAGAAAAAGAAGAAGTAGAGTAGTAACAATTAAAAACAAAAAAAGTGACAAAAACCTTATTGGTTGATGGAAACAATTTGATGAAAATTGGTTTTCATGGTGTGAAAGATTATTTCCACAAAGGAAAACATATTGGGGCCATTTGGCACTTTTTGAATACTTTAAGAAAGTTTTTAGAGGAGAACAACTATAATAAAGTTGTAGTATTTTGGGATAGCGACACGAACTCATCACAGAGAAGGTTGATATACCCCAAGTATAAATTAAACCGTAGAGACCTTTCTAATGAGATTAAACAAGACTCTTATGATGAACAAAAACAACGAGTTAAGCAATATCTTGAAGAGATGTTTGTTAGACAACTTGAAGTTGAAAATTCAGAAGCGGATGATTTAATTGCGTATTACTGTCAAATTTCTGAAGACGAGAATAAAACAATTTTCTCAAGCGATAGAGACCTTACACAACTTATTTCTGAAAAGGTAACTATTTATTCACCATCCACAAAAAGATATTATAAGATGGGGGACACTATCAAAATGAGCGATTTTGAAGTTCCCCATTATAATGTCAAAATAATTAAAATCCTTACAGGTGATTCATCCGATAATATCGACGGTATTTTTTATTTAGGTGAAAAGACTTTAATTAAGTTTTTTCCTGAGATACTTGAAAAAGAAGTGGAATTATCCGATATTTTATCAAAAGGGGAAAAACTCCTTAAAGAAAATAAAGACAACAAATCATTACAAAATCTTTTGTCTGGTAAAACAAAAGAAGGTATATTTGGCGATGAGTATTATGCAATTAATAAAAAACTAATTGATTTAGATGAACCACTAATAAATCAAGAAGGTAAAGAGTTAGTTAGTTCGTACTATTCAGAATCATTAGACCCTGATGGTAGAGGGTATAAAAACCTAATTCGAATGATGATGGAAGACGGGATATTTAAATACCTACCAAAAACAGATGATAATTGGATTTATTTTTTAAAACCGTTTTTAAAGTTAACAAGAAAAGAAAAAACAAAATTTAAAACAAAAAACTAAAATTATGAAAGAAAATCAGGACATTACTAAAGTTGAATTTCTAATTACATTAAATGACAACTTCGTCGTACAACGTTTTTTCAATGTAAGAAACATTAACCAAAAGGCTAAAAATAGTATTGAGTTATTGGACTACATGAAATCATTGTCAGAAGAGTTAAAAACAAAACTAAGAAACAAAACAGTTTTCTATATGTTGGAAAATCGGTTCCAAATTGAAGAAGACTCATCTATCTTAGATACATCAAATACTGATGGTCCGGAAGTTTTTAATTTGATTATTCGAATTGGAAATGAGACAATTTGTCATACCATCATCGACGCTAAAGTATACCCACCAAAGGCTAGATATACCCTGGATATACGACCAACAATAAAAACGATATTAAAAGATTTAACTGACATTTTTTCAGATAAAAATTTATCTTATAATTACCTTAATTATTCGTTGGCTTAATCATATTTATCATATAGAAATAAAAAAAATACAGAATATGTCAGACAAAAAAAACTTCGGATACTTAGGAAATACTTTTCAAATTCAATTATTAAACAATATTATTTTATATAAAGATTTCTCAAATTCCATTCTTGAAGTTATTGACCCACACTATTTTGACAACCAATATTTTCGTATTATTTGTCAAATGATTAAGGAGTTTTATTCAAACTATGAACATACTCCAACATTTGATACATTAGAACAACTTACAAAGTCAGAAATATCTTCTCCAATGGCTCAAAAGAGTGTTTTGGATACATTACAACAAGTAAAAGATGTATCTGATGACGGTTCATTATTTGTTCAAGAAAAGTCATTAAAATTCTGTAAACAACAAGAATTACAGAAGGTTATGACCAAAGCTCAATCAATCATTGATAAGGGTGATTTTGAAAGTTATGACCACTTAGAAGAAATGGTAAGAGGAGCGTTACAAGTTGGTGAGGTCGATAAAGGAACAACCGACGTTTTCTTCAACCTTGATGAGGTTTTAAACGACGATTACAGACACCCAATTCCAATTGGAGTTGCAGGTATTGATAACCTATTGAAAGGTGGTTTAGCCAAGGGTGAGATTGGTGTTATTTTAGCACCGACGGGGGTAGGTAAATCCACATTTACTACTAAAATTGCAAACCACGCATTCAACTTGGGATATAATGTTCTTCAAATATTTTTTGAAGACAACCCAAAAATTATCCAAAGAAAACATTATACACTTTGGACGGGAATCCACCCTGATGACATGTCTGAAAATAAAGATGAAGTTATGGCGAAGGTAAAACACATTAAGGAAACTATGAAAAATAAGTTGATTATAAAAAAACTTCCATCCGACACCGTAACTATGAATCAAATCAAAAATCAAGTTAGAAAGATGATGGCTGAAGGAATTAGAATTGATATGATTATTTTAGATTATATTGACTGTGTTGTTCCTGACAAAATGATGGGTGATGAATGGAAAAGTGAAGGTTCAGTAATGAGAGGGTTTGAATCAATGTGTCATGAGTTGGACATCGCAGGTTGGACAGCAACACAAGGAAATCGTAATTCGATTTCGTCAGAAGTGGTTACAACAGACCAAATGGGCGGGTCAATTAAAAAGGCTCAAGTTGGTCACGTAATCATTACTGTAGCTAAGAGTCTACAACAGAAAGAAATGAACTTGGCAACAATTGCCATTACCAAATCAAGAATTGGTAAAGACGGAGTTGTTTTTGAAAACTGTAAATTTGACAACGGAATGTTAGAAATAGACACAGAACAAAGTATGACTTTCTTAGGTTTGGAAGAACAAAAAGAAGAAAAAAATAAAAATAGAATCAAAGAGCTTTTAGAAAAGAAAAAGCAAAAAGAACAACAATCTTAAATTAATTAAAAATTATGGAAAAATTATTAACAGAAAATCCTGGTAGGTTTGTCATCTTCCCAATTGAACACAATGATATATGGGAATTTTACAAACAACACCAAGCTGCGTTTTGGACCGCAGAAGAAGTCGATTTAACAAATGACATCAGAGATTGGGAAAATTTAACAGAAAACGAAAAATACTTTATCAAGAATGTACTGTCATTTTTCGCAGCTTCAGATGGTATTGTAAATGAAAATTTAGCGGAAAACTTTTATCGAGAAGTTCAATATCCTGAGGCTAAGTTTTTCTATGGATTTCAGTTGGCGATGGAAAATATTCATTCATTAATGTATTCATTGTTAATAGATACTTACATCTCAAATTCAAAAGAAAAAGACGAGTGTTTCAATGCAATTGACAGACTACCTGCAGTTCAAAAGAAAGCTAAATGGGCGTTGGAATGGATTGAAAAATCATCATTCGCCGAAAGGTTAGTTGCGTTTGCTGCCGTTGAAGGTATTTTCTTTTCAGGTTCTTTTTGTTCTATTTTTTGGATGAAATCAAGAGGAATTATGCAAGGATTATGTAACGCTAATTCACTTATCTTTAAAGATGAAAACTTACATTGTGATTTTGCAATTCATTTATTAAATAACCACTTAGAAGAAAGACCATCAGAAAAAAGAATTAAAGAAATTTTACTTTCAGCATTAGAAATTGAAAAAGAATTTATCACCGAATCACTTCCAGTATCATTAATTGGTATGAACTCAAATTTAATGAAACAATACTTAGAGTTTGTTGTTGATGGTTTGTTAGTGAAAATGGGTTGTAGTAAAGAATTTAATGTTGAACAACCATTCAAGTTTATGGAACAAATTGCAGTTGAAACAAAAGGAAATTTCTTTGAATCAAGAACAATGGAATACCAAAAAGCGAAATTAAACGAAACTATAACATTCACAGAAGATTTTTAAATTTATTAATATGTCATTAAAAATAACCAAAAGAAACGGAGAAAACGTCGCGTTCAATCCGCAAAAAATTTATAACAGAGTAAAACGTTCATCAAAAGGTTTGAACGTAAACTCAGATGAAATTTTTATTAAAGTAATTACATCAGTTCCGACTGAGGGAGAAGTAACAACAAAAGAACTTGATAAGTTAATTTATGAGATTGCCGCAGCATATACGGGAAGTCATCACGACTATTCAAGAATGGCTTCGTCGGTTGCAATATCCTCATACCATAAAGAAACTGATGAAAGTTTTTCAAAAACTATGAGATTGCTTTACGAGGATGGGGTAGTTAATGAAGAGTTAATTAAACAAATTGAATACTATGGTGAAGATGTTGTTGATGTTGCAATTAAACATGACAACGATTATAACTTTGATTATTTTGCTTGGAGGTCATTACAAGAAATGTATTTGTTAAAAAGACCAAATGGGAAAGTTGTTGAACGACCACAACACATGTATATGAGAGTTGCTATATGGGTTACTAATACTTTAGAGGAGGCATTAGAATATTATAACTCTTTATCGGCACAACTTATTTCACCGGCAACACCAATTATGATTAACTCTGGTACCAAAACACCACAACTAGCATCTTGTGTTTTACACTACAACGATTCAGACTCAAGAGAAGGTTTGTTAAATACAATGAATGATATTTCAACTTATTCATCGGACGCGGCAGGAATTGGTCTTTCAATGTCTAACATAAGAAGTAAAGAAAGTAGAATTTCAAGTTCAGGTGGTTATGCGGGTGGATTGTTGAAATATTTAAAAATCGTTAATGAGTCTTTAAGATTTTTTAATCAACAAGGTAGAAGACCGGGTAGTGCTGCTATATATCTTGAACCTTGGCACAAAGACATATTTGATTTATTAGATATTAAAAAGAACACAGGAGCCGAAGAGTTAAGAGCTCGTGATTTGTTTACCGCGCTTTGGATTCCTGACAACTTTATGAATGCAGTTAAGAACAACACCGATTGGTATTTATTCTGTCCTAATGATATTAAAAAGGCAGGACTAAAAGCATTACAAGAATGTTTTGGAGATGAATACGAAGAAGTATATAACACGGCAGTTAACATGGGTATTGGTAAAAAAGTTAAAGCACAAGACATTTGGAGTAAAATTGTCGAGTCTCAAGTAGAAACGGGTGTTCCTTATTTATGTTCTAAAGATAGCGCGAACAAAAAAACTAACCATCAAAATATTGGAGTAATTAAACAATCTAACCTATGTAATGAGATTTACCAATACACAGATGAAAAAACCACTGCAATTTGTACTTTGTCGTCGGTAGTGTTAAAAAATTATATAAAAGACGGTCAGTTCAATTATCATTTATTAATAAGTGAAGTTAGAAAAATTGTTAAAGCATTAAACAATGTTATTGATAAAAATACCTACTCTACCGAAAAAGGTCATAGAGGTGGATTAGAACAAAGAGCGATTGCAATTGGAACACAAGGATTGGCGGATGTATTTTATTTAATGGATTATATATTTACCTCACCTGAGGCTAAAAAATTAAATAAAAATATTTTTGAAACAATCTATTACGCGGCTATTCTTGAAAGTAATGACTTGTGTAAAAAAGGGATAAGAACTCCATATGAGTTTTTTAAAGGTTCACCTATGTCACAAGGGATTTTTCAATTTGACATGTGGGGACTTTCTGAAGAAGATTTGTTTATGGATTGGAAAACCTTGAAAAAAGATGTTATGACTTATGGTATATGTAATTCATTATTCACCGCTCAAATGCCTGTGGCGTCTTCCGCCAAAATCACAGGTTCATTTGAAATGACAGAACCCGCACATTCGGCTTTATTTAATAGACGAGTTGTTGGGGGAGAAATTATGATTGTAAACAAATATCTAATCAACGACTTTGAAAAAATTGGAATTTGGTCTGAGGATTTAAAAAATGAAATTATTATGAACGAAGGTTCAATTCAAAATATTAATTTCAACAATTACTTAGATACTGAAGAAAAAGGTTATAATAGAAAGGTTAAAAGAATTGAACATTTGATTCCGAAATACAAAACTATTTGGGAAATTTCACAAAAAGAACTGATTGACATGTCAGCCGAAAGGGCTCCGTTTATCGACCAATCACAATCTATGAACATTTACATGTCAAATCCAACACTTTCTAAAATAACATCTTCACATTTTTATGGATGGGAAAAAGGTTTAAAGACTCTTTGTTATTACGTAAGAACAAAAGCCATTTCAACAGGGGCAAAACACTTAGCTTTAGATGTTACAAAAAAGGAAAAACCAAAGGTAGAATATTCATACACGAATCTTCCACCAAAACCAACTAATTCAGACTTTGATTGTTTTGGTTGTTCTTCTTAAAAATTAATCCGAGTTATACTCGGATTTTTTATTTATATCTATTTAACTAAAAATGTTGGATATTATATTTATGTAATATGGCAGATGGAAGAACTTATGGTATTAATTTCCCTTTTAGGGATAGTCCAAAATCTTATTATTTTGATTTAACCGAAAATGCTGGTGATGAGATACGGGCAGACCTTTTACATTTGATATTAACCGCAAGAGGTAGTAGATACTATAATCCTGATTTTGGAACACGTATATATGAATTTATTTTTGACCCTTTGGATGGTGAAACGTTTGACGGAATCAAATCTGAAATACAACAACAGGTTGACAAGTACATACCAAATTTAACTATAAATGAAATTAAAGTGGTTCCATATTTACAATCAGATGAGGCTCCAGGTGACATTAACCAAGAGTTATTAGGAACAAGTGATATATATAGAATACCTGGTAGGTCAACTCAAGAATACACAGCTAAACTTACAATAGATTATACGGACGACAACAATTCGTTTGGTTCAAGTGAATTTATAATAATTAACATATAATTATGGCAACTCAAAAAATTAATTATACTAGTAGGGATTTTGAAAGTCTAAGAAATGACTTAATTAATTATACCCAACAGTATTATCCTGAAATAATTCAAAACTTTAATGACGCTTCAATCTTTTCAGTTTTGATGGATTTAAATGCCGCAATTGGAGATAATTTACATTTTCATATCGATAGAAGTATTCAAGAAACTGTCTTACAATATGCGCAACAAAGGTCTTCTATTTTCAATATCGCAAGAACTTATGGTTTAAAAATACCAGGATTTAGACCTTCAGTTGCCCTTGTGGAAATATCAATACAAGTTCCGGCATTTGGTGACAATGAAGATTCAAGATACTTAGGTATTTTAAGAGCGGGGGCTCAGTTTAATGGTGGAGGGCAAACATTTGAAACAGTCTATGATGTTGATTTTTCTACACAATATAACAACGAAGGGGTAAATAATAGAACCAAAACCCCTGTTTTTGACAACAATAATAAAATAACAAGTTATATAATAACTAAAAGAGAAGTTGTTGTTAATGGTGTTACTAAAATATATAAACAAGTTGTAAATGCCGCAGACGTAGTTCCTTTCTATAGTTTCTTTTTACCTGAAAAGAATGTTTTGTCTGTTACAACAATCATACAAAAAGACGGAACACAATACCAATCAACCCCAACAAACGCTGAATTTATAACGTCACAGAATAAATGGTATGAAGTTGACGCATTGGCGGAAGATACAGTTTTTATTGAGGACCCAACAAAACCAATAGACAACGCAGGGGTTAAAGTTGGTCAATATATAAAAACAGACAACAGATTTATAACAGAATACACACCCGAAAGTTATATGAAGGTACAATTTGGGGCGGCAACAACAACACCAAATCAACAACTTCAACAATTTGCAAATCTTGGAACCCCATTAAAAATACAAAATTATCAAAATAATATCGGATTGGGACTTACAGTAACACCTAACTCAACACTATTTGTACAGTACCGAGTAGGGGGAGGAACCGCATCAAATGTTGGTGTTGGTTCAATCAACCAAGTTGGATTAGTTAATTTAGCGGTAAACGGACCATCATCACAAATCAATCAAAGTGTTGTACAATCATTAAAAATTAATAATGTAACAAGTGCGGTTGGAGGAGCAAACCAACCAACAATTGAAGAGGCAAGAAACATGGTTAGTTTTAACTTTGCGGCACAAAAAAGAGCGGTGACAGTTAATGACTATAAATCTTTAATCGATACAATGCCAGGTAAATTTGGGGCACCTGCCAAAGTCGCGATTACAGAAAATAATAACAAAGTTACTGTACAAATTTTATCATATGATTCAGACGGGAATCTAACACAAACAGTTCCAAACGCAATTAAAACAAACTTGGCAACTTATTTGTCTAAGTATAGAATGATAAATGACTACATATCAATTGATGTCGCAAAGGTAATAGATTTAGAGTTTGAAATATCTGTTGTAATCGAAAATAATACCGCTCAAAGTCAAATAATTACTCAAATTATTGACCAAGTATCCACTTACATGAATCCACAAAACAGAGATTTAGGTCAAAATGTAAACGTTTCTGATATTAGAAGATTAATACAAGACGTTGCTGGTGTTAATACATTAACAGATTTGAAAATATATAACAGAACAGGTGGTCAATATTCGTCATCTGAAACATCTCAAAGGTACGCCGATGCGGAAACCAAAGAAATTTTATTAATTGACAACACCTTATTTGCCGAACCAGACCAAATATATCAAATCAGATTTGATTCTAGAGATATTAATGTAAGGGTGAAACAACTTAGAACTGTAGACTTCTACTAAATCATTTATTTTATTTTTAAGGTTATTAGTTTTAAATAAAAAACCTAAATTATCTATTTATTTTAAAACAGTAAATGACCAAAACATACAGACTAAAGGCTCAACCAACAAAAGACCAAAATCTAAGAATTAACGTAACACAAGATTTTGACTTTTTAGAGATACTATCTTTAAAGTTAAGACAAGAAGATGTATATACAAGATTTTGTGCCGACTACGGTGTTGTTGCAGGTAGAGTTGTTGTTAATGGTGGGTACGGTGTTCCAAACGCAAATGTATCTATTTTTGTTCCATTGGATGCTATTGACGAAAACGACCCAATTATATCCACATTATACCCTTATAAAAGACCTGACCAAAAAAACGAAGATGGTTATAGATATAACTTATTACCTTATGTTAAAGAGTATGGTGGTCATAGTCCAACTGGTACATTTCCTGATGTGGAGGATGTTTTAACAAGAAATGAAGTCTTAGAAGTTTATGAAAAGTATTATAAATACACTGTAAAAACTAATGAAAGTGGTGACTTTATGATTATTGGAGTACCGTTAGGTATTCAAACTGCAATACTAGATTTAGACTTATCAAACATCGGTTGTTTTTCACTTAGACCTTCAGACTTAATAAGATTAGGTCGGGGAACCACAGAACAATTTGATGGGGACCAATTCAAATCATCAACAGATTTAGACTCACTACCTCAAATAGTAAATCAAAAAAAAGATATAGATGTTGCATCTTTTTGGGGTGAAGAAAACATTTGTAATGTTGGTATAACAAGAGTCGATTTTGATTTAAGAGATTTAGGAATTGAAATTACACCACAAGCCGTTTTTATGGGTTCGTTGTTTTCAACAAGTGAAGAAGACTTTTTAAAATCAAATTGTAAACCTAAAAAAGACTCTGGTAATTTATGTGATTTAGTCACAGGACAAGGAAGAATATTGGCAATTAGACAAACAATAAATTATGATGTAAACGGTAGACCAGCATTAGAACAATACTCACTACCTGAAGGAGGTAAAATAATTGATGACAACGGTACTTGGTTAGTAAACGTTCCAATGAATTTAGACTATGTCACAACAAACGAGTTTGGTGAACAAGTACTATCAACAGACCCGAATGTCGGCATACCTACAAAAGGAAAATATAGATTTAGAATCCAATATCAGAATGAAGATGGAATGGAATCAAGTGTATTAAGAGCAGATTATTTGGTCCCAAACGTTAAAGAATGGGGATGGACCACATCTAACATCAATACACCTACAGACACAACCGCACAATTAAAATCATATGCATTTAGTTTAGATTGGGATGATTATGGGGATGTGAATACGACAATAGGTCAACAAATGATTCAAGAGGCCGTAAACTGTGATGATAAGTTTTATCAATTTAATTTCAATAAAGTTTATACGGTTGCAAATTTTATAGATAGATGGAAATGGGGATTTAATAGAAGTAGACATTTAGGTATAAAAGAAATTACAGATAGACGATGTACTACTACCACAAACAGATTTCCGGTTAATGATGGTGTAAGAAATTTTGACTTTTTATTCTTTTTACTAAGTCTACTTTTAATACTACTTACACCTACGTTTATAACTTTAATAATAATTTTACACTTTGTTGCATTTATATATCCAATATTAAGAATAGTGATAAATCTTTTAATATGGGTAATAAATGTTGTTATATATGGTATTTGTTTAGCTATTAGTGCAATTACATTTGGAGCAAGACCTAAAGGTGGTTGTAAAACCCAATCAATTAAACCATTAGGTAAAGAAAACCCATTCAAAAGAATTTCTTTACCCATGTTGTCTTATCCTGATTGTGAAGCCTGTCCATGTACTGATGAAACACTTCCTGAAGATAGTAGTCAAAGTTCATTCGCTCAAAGTGCAAATGTTGCAATTTCATCAGAAAATAATAGTCCTTTAGCGAATACAAATTCCACAACTTCTTATAGTGTTTACAACTCATCGCAAGCATCTTCGGCAAATGACCCTGACGCTTTTAACAATGGAGTTGTCCAAGCGATGGCGGGTTACCAATTCCAAAATCTTGGAAATGATAATGATAAGTTAGTTAAAACTCCAATTGCCGAATATCCGGCACAAGGGGGAATAAAAGTATTGGCGAATGACGTTACACTATCACAATCTTTGAATTTAGCAAATATTAGACAAAGATATTTTGAAGGTGATAATTTAATTCAAACAACTGTTAGAAACAACATTCCAAATACAACAACATTAGACGCATCACAACCGTTTACCGATAGTGTTATGATGTTATTTGTTGATAGTGGAACTTTCAACGGGTTACAACCTGGACAACTTTTAACATTCCAAGACATCAACTTAATAAATGACCCCAACTTAACGGGTATAACTAATTCCAATCAGTTTAATACTAATAGTATTACGGGAACTACACCATACAACGCAATAAGTTTAGTGACAGTTCCTGTCAATTACATTAATCAAGCAGGTTTACAACAAACTGTAAACTTGAAATTGAATATATCTGAAGATGGAAAAGATTACAAATATCCTGCGGGGGTTGAATATTTTCAAGTTATCACAGGAGGTACTGTATCACAGTTTTCTGGTTTAACAAACACAACGGGAGGATTACTTAACAAATATTTGTTTAAAAAAACACAAAGATTCTGTTATGGTACACCGGCTCAACAATGTGACTACGTATTCCCAATCAAATTTATTGATAATTTTGCAAACTATGAAATTATATTTTTAACAAGAGGTACGGACCCATACACCGACAAACAAAATATAAGATATGACCTATCGAAATTATTTGGATTTAACTTAGGTTCGGGTCCCGTTGTTGAAGGTAGTTATTATCTTAATGTACCAATACAACAAAACTCAGGAAGTGGAGCTTGGTTTAATGATTATAAAACGCCTGAATCGCATTTAGTTTCAAATAATACGAATGTATCATTATATCACCCACCTTTTGGTTTTACTCCTGATAGTACATTGTTTAGTGCATTTACAAACAACTCACCTTACTTTTATAACTCTACAGATAAGTCACAACAAACATTTAAAGCTTATTCATCAGACGCTGTGACTTTATCATATTTTACTTCCACACATGGTGTGTATTCAAATATACAACCAAGTGTTGGTAATAATAAATTGGCGTTCCAATGGACAAATGGGGTATTAAGTGCTCAAGGTAATATTGAAGGTGGAACTTTAATTGCTTCAAACGCAACTCCGGGAACAAGTATAAACATTGCAACAACAACCACAAGAGTTTATTCACCTGCATACCACACTTCGGTAGTATCGAACATTTCTATTTCAAACTCTTCTAACATTGTATTTAGGTCTGATAGACTACCCACATCAAGTGCAACAGAATTAAGCGGTAATAACTCGTTTAGTTTATTTTTAAACGACAACTTTGCGGTCTACACAGTAGACAAAGATGGTGGTACTTCATTGGCACCATCAACAAATGGTCCTAATGACACTACAAATAATGCTCAAGATATAACAGGAGATACTCCAAGTCAAATATCAAGTACAGTTTTAGCATCTCTTTCCTGTGAAAACATGACAGTATTAAAATGTTACCAAGGTGGTGGAACATCTTTTTCAGTTCAAAACCCATGTAGTGAAAATCCGAATGGAAAAAGAATGTCAGGGGGTTGTTACAAATTTGTTGACAATCCATTACTTGTTTCAATACCAAAAGATGTTACATATTTCTTTGAATGGAAAACAAGATTTAGAATGGTGTTTGCCGCATGTAGAGGAATATTTTCACATGTGTTTCAAAACAATTGGGTCAATGGTTCTTTATATATGTTCTCATTGAAAAAACAAACAATTTTTAACATTGCAGGACAACCAAAAAAATATAAGTTTTGTGGTAGTCCTGATAGTACATTAAGACCATATCAAGGACCTATATTTTATACAAGAGGAACCACAAATTCATTGTTTTATAGAGGCGCTATTTATGACGGAAGTAAATTTATTGGACAAAAACCAAGAAAATTAAATATCACAAGTTCAACATTTGAAGACGCGAACTTCAAAGGGATGAATGTTAGAAATTTGTTTTTCCCGACCACCATTATGGACTTAGGACCAAGAGATGAGTTTACAAAAGAAATATGTACTAACCCTAATTTTGAAGGGTACTTGATTGAAACAATCAAAAGTACTTCATACAATGATACTTCTGAAATTTTACAGTTGTTTATTATTTCAAGACTTATTAACTCTAATTTTTGGGGTCAAGTTTTAGGTTTGGGTGATTCATCAATAAACAGAATGTTTTCAAGAAGTGAAGACAGAATAGATGGTGATGTAGCTCAAATGTTTTCAATAAACTCTGAGTATGGAATTGAAGAGTTTGATGAAGATAATTACACTGATAATGAGTTGTATATTGGTACGGGAGACGCTTTAATGGGAATCTTCTTTAGTTCAAATACTATTAATAGATTAACACTAAGTCCTGGTATTCAAACCTTTGCGCCAAACCTTACAAATTATTTTGGTTACCCTAACACCCAAGTAGTCCCAACATATCAGTGGTCATCTTCAACAACTTCAACTATTTTTGGTTCTGACACAAATGATTGGGTTACTGATGTTTTGGCTAATGGTAGTTTTTATTATCAAAAATACCAAAACTTTAGTTTTAACCCTCCAACTACACCATACTTTAATCCATCAACAACAGGAAGAAGAGGTTATATATTTAATCAAACACCACAAGGTTTATCAAATCCAAATTGGCCGGCAGGTACTCAACAATCATTTATTGTGGGAGGACCTAATCATTTTTATTTTGGATTAAACAAAGGTAAAAGTGCAATCAACAGATACATCAAAGCATATATATTGAACCAAGATGAGTAACGAAAATGAAATAAGAATTGTTATTGGGTCCAAAAGGTACGCTGGAAATACAGATAAAGATGTTTGGCTCCAACCACCATTAATTGGTGACAGAAGAGAGTTAATTGAAGGGGATAGAAGTATCTTAGTAAATCAACAAACACTCTTTGAAACAGAAAGACAAGAAAGTGATAAATTTAGACTTGCCGGTAAAATTACGAATGTATTTGATAATACAGTAACGGGTAAAACATCTTACACGCCATTCAAAAATAATTTATATTACACAAATGCAATAAGTAATGCAACCAATAATTCAAACTTTTGGGAAGGAAACCCTCAGTTTGATGAGTTTTCAATTCAAAGATTTAGTGGTATTACAGGACATGTACCATTTGTCCCTAAAAGTGCCTCAACATATAATTGGTCTTTTTATGTTAGTTATACATTTTCAAGTACAACCGCCCAAACAATGTCATATACTGATGAAAAGTTTGGAGTAACCAATGGAGGTTTTCTTGCGGGTGACGGAATACCTTATGTTTTGACAACAGGTAAGTTTAACGGAAAATCTTTAGTTTATTTTTATTGCGGTACAAATCATAACTTACAAATCGGACAATATGTTGAATTATCAACACCAATTAACAATAAAACTATATTTCAGGTTTATTCTTTGGGTGATGGAACAATCGATTCAGAAAATAAAGTTTTTACAATTTATGATTTAAAATACCCAGCATTAGATATACAAACGGGTGTTTTTGGAAATCTTAAAAGAATAACTGAACCTGCTAATTCTGCAGAAACAAAATCCATATACTATGTTAGATTACACAAGATTATCAAAAACAGTGAACAATGTAATATTAGTAAAGTAGGGTTTGAAAATAACCCATTTGCGATAGATAAAAAATTAGAGTATTCTGCATTAACGCCCAATCAAGTACAAAGAGTTTCCGTAAAAAATAATGCACAGACATTTTCATTCACGTTTGATAAAGATGTAAAAATAGGTGGTTATATAGACAACAACGGAAAACCAATAACTGAATTGTTTTTAACAATTATAAACAGAGGATATATGGGTTGGTTTAATAAACCATTTGTTAATCAAAATGGTCTACAAACTGCAATTGATATAGGTTGGAATTTTAATTTTTTAGAAAATTCAGTAGACACATGGTGGAATCATAACAATAGTTTAAATAAAGATAATATACCAACAAATTCATATTCGTTAAATGGACAAACATTTTATTATAATGAAATATTAAATCAAGGTGACGTGATTTTAGGGGATTTTTGTGAATATAACTATATGGAACAAAGAGAGTATGTTTTATCTAGAGCTATTCACAAATATTCATTTAACGATATTTTGTTTCAAACAACAGGTAATCAAAACTACCCTGACGGTTATTTGTATAACCCACATTACTCAATACCTATTAGAGCTTTTAGTGATTATATTGAAAATGGAACAAAAGATACTGTAGACAATATACCGGGATATTCTTGGTTTAGTGAATATAATAACAAATGGTATTGGAGAGATTTATATACTTATGGATATATAGATAGCGATGGGATTGGGGTGAATAACCCGTTCATCAACGGAGCTCATTATCCGTTTTTAAATTGTATATTTTTACAATATCCTATTCGAAGAAATAACAATGTATTCTCAAACGAATATCAACAAATAACTAACGACGATTGTGAATAATAATTATTATAGGTTTAGTGTAACTTCTGAAGACACGGCTTTTAACATACCAGTTGAAATAACTTTTGACATGGGAGGTAGAAATGATGGAATCGTTCAATTTGAAACTGATGTTTTACAAGATTTAATAAATGGTATTGATGATTTTGAAACTACAAGATTTGCAAATAAAGAATATACCCAAACACCAAATGTTACAGACATAAATTATGAATTTTATTTTTTAGATTCTACCGTTTCAGTTACTGCCGCGACATCTAATGATTGGGCAGTTGACTATGATAATGCAACATTTACCGACCCTGAATTATATTATTTTGCAAATTCATTCAAAGGTAGTTTTTTCAAATTAGATTTTTATGATACAAAAACAAATGAAAATCAAAAGGCGTATTTTAGTGTAATATTACCGACACAACAAGGACAAACAAGAGTTGGTTTTTTAGGTCCGTTGAATAATCAAACACAAGTGAATGTTAAAAAACCAAAATTTAAACTTGATTATACAGGTTCCGACAAAGAAGGATTTTTTATATATTGGTTAAAAGAAACGGATTTTATAAATATTACAGAGTTTTATATGACCGCCAAGTTTTTTAACGCAAAGACAGGTCAATTTGTAAGGTTTATGAATGAGCCACAATCTACATTTTCTGCAAACAACAAATTTAATTTTAACAAATCACAATATTTTTATTATAAAGTTGAAATGGATTTTACAAACTTTGAATATCAAGTTTACAAAGAAATCCCACAACAAAACCAAGCACCTGTTCTTCAAAGAGTTGGTGATTCGGTTAATGTTATAAAATGGTATGAATACGGAAACCCATAATGGAAGCTGAAAAATATTCTTTAATAGTATCCCCTGAAAATATTTCTACAGATATTTTTAGAGAATCTTATAGTGGTGACAGTGGGTCACAAACCTTTGGTGTGTATTCAGGTATGTCTTACATATTGAGTGGAGGAACAGGAGGCACATCACTTTTAACAGGTTTAACAATACCAATTATGCTTACTCAAACTATGAACGACATTGGTTTTTATAGTGAGTTTGATGGTCTTATGTTACAAAAAGATGTGTTGTCTAATTTTTTATTTTCTGCCGATACATTAACACCTTACGATGTTAATTTTTATAATACGTCGGGTGATATAGAAATATCATTTTTAAAACTATCAAGTTTCTTTGTTGATTGGGGTGATGGGACCCCAACTCAACAGGTTGGAACCCAACCATTGACACATACTTACCCCACCACACCAAGCATATATACCATAACTTTTTCTGGTCAAAACAATTGGGGTCTAAATATAATTGAAAAACCAATTGTACTTCCTTTAACTGGTACTACAATAACAAATTTACAAGGAAACTTTACCTTTACACCACAAGGTGGATATTGGTCGGGTATACCTATAAGTTACGATTTTATAGCAACAGGAGATTCACAAAATAATGTATCATCACAAATATCAAGTTCATACACAACCATCCCTTTTCCTGTTTCAGGTTATACTAAATCTAAACTTACGGACGTAAAAAGATGGGGTCCTAACCCATACACTGTTGGTTATACTTTTATAAAAAATGGAGTACCATACGGACAAATAAATTCTATAACACCAGATTATACTTCATACACATTAAATGACATCACTTATTACGACTTTCCAAATGGACAAACTTTGTACTTATTACAAAGTTCAGGATTTACCCAAAATGATTTATTGTTTTCAGCGATTACAAAAAATGAATATTTGTTAGATTTTGTTATGGACCCTGAAGTTCAAAGCGATGTTTATATTGAAAGAGGTAAATATAGTGCGTTTGAACCATTACAAAGATTAGGTGAAGTTGATAATATTGGTGATATGGTGAGATATGGTTACGGATATTATAAAATTAATACAACATAAAAAAAGACATAAACTATTTATAAAATAAAAAAATGGCACTTGGCACATATGGAATAACAAGACCCGCTGATGTATCACCTGATGATGTTGAAATTATCTTACACTATACACCTTCAAGGGATGTTACAAATAATTTCACATTAAAAAAATTAAATGCCGCAAATATATTAACACCATATTTTCATAATTCAGATACTGGTGGTAATAATAACGTGGAAATTTTAGGTGGTTTATATAATTTAAGATTACCGGCAACTGAGTTTAGCAAGTTGGGGATTTATACTTTAATGATTAGACCTGCTGAAATTAGAACAACAATAACTGACTGTGGTGTTTTATCGGCGCTACCAAATGTAAAAGGTATTATTATTGATATTAATAATGTTCCTTCACAGTTTAGAAATAAATTTGTTAATCAAGGACTTGTTGGGTTTAGAGTTGAATACTTAAATAATAACGGAACAAAAATACCAAACTTTTATAGACTTGTTACGTCATCATTTTATTGTGAACCTGTAATTACAGAACAGGTCAACACAACACAAAAGTCTATTAGATATAGATATGTAGACAACCCAACAGATTTAATTTTCTGTACACTTTCACCTTCTTCATCTCCATCTAATAAACCAAGTGCGATTCCTTTTATAGGTCAACCAAACCAAAATATTATAATAACAAATACTTTCTTTAACCCTATTACTATTGATGTTCAAATGGCAGAATACGACATTGACACTTTAGCAATTGCTCTTTATGGTAATCAAACCAAAAGTATTGAGGATGGTATTTACACTCTTTACGATACTGCAGGAAACATTTACAAACAATACAACCTATTTGAAATTAGAAACAACTTTAGTGAACTTCTATTTGAAGTTAGACAAGATAGGAATAATAACATTGATTATAGTAAAAACTTTACCAATATTATTGAATAATGGCAAAACAAATATTTAAATATCCACCTGCTCCACCTGTAGGAACTTTAACTACGTTTAACAACATAGTTGGATTACAGTTGGTCACGGGCGGTGGATTAACACAAGGGAACTTTCAATTTACAACTGCCATTTATGAAAAGGTAAATCGTAATTTTGATTTAGGTGTTTTCTCACAACTTTATAATTTAGAAAATCTAAATATTGAAGATGTTGAACAAACAAAAAAAATCATACAAAAAAACTTTTCAGTATATCCTAATTTTGATATATCACAAATAACAAGTTTTACACTGTATGGTTCACTTCAAAAAAGATTATCGGCATCCGTAACAAAAATAATAAGTTATTTTCCGGCAGCCTTAGAAGTAAGAGGAACGACTTTGTCATTTACAACTGGTTATACCGCCACAAATATTGTTTTTGACCCTATTGAAAATTTAACAACGTTTGATGTTAATGTCCCATGGATAGTGAATCCTTTTGACATTGACTTCTCTGTGAATGCGGCAAGAAACATTCAAGTTAGACCTATAAAAGTTTCAAAATACCGTGATTTAACTAATAACTACGAAAATTTTAGTCTATATTTTTCTGAACTTACAACAGAATACCCTGTAGTTGATTTTATACCTTCAACAACTTTAACGGCAGGAACAATTACATTTACGGTTGAAGGAGACCCTTTTTCAGGACAAACAATTTCAACAGACACGTTTATAGTAAAACCAAATACACAAAAAACCGCTGAAATCTTTCAGGATGATTTTGATGAGGTTGAAGATTTTATATTAAATAGAAATAGCCAACCAAAGTATACCGCAACTTTTGAGTACCCATACTACGATTCAGATGGGATTTTTACATTAAAAGTACAAAGTGTAACATGGGTATTGGACGGTTTATGGAATTTAGATATTGTAACATCTAACTTTGACACGTATTTAACAACTTTAAGTGAAATCGCACTTAATCTTGACGATTACAAAACCAATTTGATTTCAAGATTTTTAACAACAGGTGCATTCAAGGACTTTGACACTCAGGACCAAAAGATGGAAAAAATTCTACAAATATATGGTAGAAGTTTTGATGAGGTTAAAAAGTTTATTGACGCCTTAGCGAACATGAACTCAGTGAACTATGTTGTTGGAAATGATATACCATCACAGTTACTAACTAATTTAGCTCAAACATTGGGGGTAAATACAAATATATCGCCAATTAATAATGACCAATTATTAGATGCGGTTTTTAGCACAACAAACGACCAAATTTATTCAGGTCAAGCACAAGAAAAAACACCTTCAGAGTTAAACTACCAATACTTTAGAAATGTAATTCTAAACTCAGCATATATGTTTAAATCCAAAGGAACAAGAACATCTTTGGAATACATAATGAGATTGATAGGTGCTCCTGAAGCTATAACAGAATTTAATGAAGTTGTTTATTTAGTCGATTCAAAAATTAATGTGGACCAATTTAAAGAAAATTATGCTAAAATAAGTGGAGGTACGGTTTATGTTGAAAAACCAGCATTAGACCCAACAAATACATTTTCTATTCAAGGAGTAACTTATACAGGATTTACAACAAACGGAGAAGTGCAAACTGTAACAACATCAAGAAATGATTATGGTATTTCTGACGATGGTTACCCTAAGTCACCAACACAGACAGATGATTACTTTTTTCAAAAAGGTTCAGGTTGGTTTGAATCTAGCCCAAAACACAGGTCACCACAAGTTGTCGATTTAGAAAATTCACAACTTGACCAAAACGTACCAAGTGTAGTAACACAATTACAACCTTTTTCATATGGTCAAGAATACTTAGACAGGTTTACTAAATTTCCTTTTTTGAATGAAGGTTATACAATAACAAAAATTTACGACAACCAAAAGTCTTGGTCCGTTGACGACATAGGAAACAGAAAAAATAATTCAAACTTTAATGGGGTTGATTACACTATTACAAACGACAAACAACTTATAAACTCAAAAAATATTGAATTAAATATCAATATGGGTCAAGGGTTAGTTTATGATGTGTGGGATATGTGTGTTAAGTACGATTACCCAATTCCAAATACTGGTTTAACGTCACCTTATCCGTACCCAGGAGCGATAGATTGGACTTTTGTAAACCCACAACCAAAACAAAAAACATTTTTTGAATTTGCCCAATCTTTCTTTACCAACATGATTAATGTTAGAAATAGACAAACAATTTTTGACGGTAAGACAGGAGGTTACCCCACACTTCAATCGATATATTGGAAATACTTACAGTCACAACAAACAGTAGGTATACCTTCTAATCAATTTACCTATCAAAAAATGATAGACTATACGTTGGGTATTGGTGATTATTGGCAAAGATTATTGGAACAGTTGGTTCCTGCAACAACACTTTGGCTCACGGGTCAAAAAATGGAAAACTCAATTTTCCATAGACAAAAGTTTGTATGGAGAAGACAAAGAGGATGTCAGTTTATACAAGTTGAATGTGTACCTTGCACATTTGACGGTCAGTTATTTGGATATGATTGTATAGACCAAACTTTAAGATGTGAATTAAACTTTGACAGTCCACAAACTTATCTAACACAAGTTTTAAGTGCGGTTGTAAAACAGAGTGGATACACTCAAGCCAATTGTGATTTAACAAGTATAGTGTCGGAGTGGTTTGTGGATTGTAGATTAGACAGTACGATTTTAGTTCAAGAACAATTCTACACAGGATATGGTTTTTATGATGTTCCAACGGTTGCCCAAATAACCGCATCAATTGATGACAAATTACAAGAATTATATAATCATGGATTAAATTATTATTTTGCGGGTAAAACTTTAGTAATAAGCAATTCAACTTGTTATGATGACTTCACAAATAAAAAACTGTACTTAAATATAGGTATAAACGCTAGTATAAATTGTAATTAATGGCTTGTTATTCAGGTTTAACGGATGGGGTATATAGGTACTATGATTGTTGTGGTAACTTTGTAGTTGGAGTTTCTTTAGGGGAAACTATTTGTTTTGATAGTGCGTATTCGGCATCAACATTTGGTGTTTATAACACAATGTCCGCTTGTACACCAACTTGTGACGACCAACCATTAGGACTAACATTTACAATTACAGGTACTTGCTCATCCCCAACAGGTTCTGTAACATTTTCACCATATGGTGGAATACCACCATATACAATAGATAATATACAACCTGGTGGAATAAGCGCTAAAACATCTTCAAGCCCAATAACCTTTTCAGGACTAACCGCCGACACCTATGTGTTTAGATTGAATGATTCTGAAGGGTTTGAAAATAACGAATTATATATAAATGTTATAATAACAGGTTGTTTTTATACCGATATTATTGACGTAACACCAACCACATGTGGAAATAATAACGGAACACTGACCGTAAGTGCCGACTCTAAAATGTCGCCATATACTTTAATATTATCCACATCAGGAGGTTCTATACAATCACAAGTTACCACTTTATTCCCATATACATTCACAAATTTATCCGCAGACACTTATTTTGTTAAAGTTGTAGATTATGGATTGTCAACCGCAACAACATCTAACGCAATTATTTCATCCTCTTCAAATTTTGATTTTGGTTTTTGGAAAGTAAATACGTCTACTTGTGTCATTAATCAGGGAAAACTTTCAATCACAGGTCTTACAGGAACACCACCTTACACATATCTTTGGAATGACGGTCAAACGGGTCAAACAATAACAGGTTTAACAATTGGAACTTATAGTTGTACAGTAACGGACGGAAATGGATGCGTAGTAACTAAAAGTGATACTATAGGTGAAGCCGACCCACTTGGAGTTGGTATTGTCACTTCTATAAATCCTTCTTGTTTTTCATCGGACGGTAGTATTACATTTACAATTACAGGAGGTAGTGTTCCTTATTATTATTCCGCCAGTACATCACAAGTAGGGTATACATTAAGTGATACATTAACCTTATCAGGATTATCAAGTGGAAATTACAATTTAGAAATAACAGATGCAAACTTTTGTAAACAAATATTAAGTGCGTTTATTAATGCTGAAAATTCATTTTTCATAGTTGATACAGTGGTGACAAACTCTAATTGTAGCCAACAACTTGGTTCATTAACTGTTTCATTACAAGGTTCAAATAATTTTTATAGTTATATTTTATCGGGTCAAACAAACGGATTAGTATACACTAACACAACGCAAAGTTTAACCAACACCTTTTTAGGGTTGACAAATGACACGTATGATTTAATAATATCTGCAACAGGAACAAATTGTGAGTACAGAACAACTGTTACATTATCATCAACCGATAAATTTGAAATAAATACAACAACAACAGGTTCAACATGTTCACAAAATGATGGTGTTTTACAAGTCCAAGTCGGAACTGGTTATACATCACCTTTGGATTATATATTAAGTGATGGACAATCAGTTTTAGATACATCATTATCTTCATATACCTTTAATAATTTAGTGGCTGGTAGTTATACTCTCACAGTTGTTGATGCGGATGGATGTCAAATTGATGAACAAGTAACAATATCAACGGGAGGTAGTTTAATTAGTGCAATATCAACAACACAATGTTATGGTGGTCAAAATGGAACCGCGCAAGTATTAATATACGACGGAGAACCAACATTTAGTTATGATTGGTCAGATAATGTTCCGTCAGGACAAACGGGTTCAACTATATCCGGTTTAACCGCCGGTACGTATTCTGTTGAAGTTACAGATAGTAGTGGGTGTTCACAAATTCACAATTTTACAATCACATGTTCAGGAAATAATGTAACAACATACTCTGTTGTTGAATTGTGTCAAAATGAATTTGCAACAACAGTTGGGGCTAAACGTGGATTTTTAGAAATGTTAAATGAGGGGTATATTGATGTTACAAGTGGATATACGGGATGTAGTTTAAATACCGCAGAATTTATACTTGAAATGAATATTAACGGAAGTGCATTTACTCAAACATTCTATACCGCAACAACATTGAATGATATTCCACAAGACACAATTTGGCAATCAACAATAGAAGGAATATTAAGTGGTGTTACTGATATTAGTAGTTATACTATAAGTTTGACGGATAATACAATTCACATTGAGTCAAATTGTGAGGGTGATACTGACCCACTGGCTGACGCTAATTTCACTTTAGAATTAACAATAGACTACGATGTAACTTGTTATACATAGATGCCGTACTCAGTTGACATAACAGGATTGACAGGAGGAACACCACCCGTTAGTTATTACGTTTGTGATGAAAACGGAAATAATTGTTCATTACTTGGTACAACACTTACCGTTTATGTTTTATCTGCATTTTATTCTGCAGCAAATACCTTAATAATAAAAGCGATTAATGGTAATGGTTGTGAAACTTTTTATGAAATAAATTGTTAATATATGAATATACAAATAACAGGAGTAACTAGCGGATTAAGTCCTTATGATGTTTTCATTTGTGACCCATCAAATACCTATTGTTTTTATGTGTCAGGAGTTACTTCAATACCACCAAATGTAGTTATTAATTCAGAATCTTTTTTTCCAAATGAAGATGTTATATATATAAAAATTATTGATGCGAACGGTTGTATCATGGAAATAGAAGTGGATTGTGGAAGTTATTTATTACAAGAAACTGGTTTTTATATATTACAGGAAGATGGTTTTAGAATCAAAATAACTTAAATAATATTTATCTATAAAAGACTATGCCAGATTTACCAATATCATCCTTACCCTTAGCATCAACAGGTTACTCTAATTCATTATTGGTAATTGTTAATTACAACCCAATAACATCGGGTAGAACTGAAGCTGTACGATTTAGTGCTATAACTGCATCAATTGCTGGAACTTCAGGAACAAATGGTACTAATGGGTCGTCAGGAACTAGAGGAACCAGTGGTACAAATGGAACTAGCGGGTCCTCGGGAACTAACGGCACAAGTGGTACAAATGGAACTAGCGGAACTAACGGTACAAGTGGTACAAATGGGACTAGCGGAACTAACGGAACTAGTGGTGTTAATGGTAGTGGTAGAGCATGGGGGTCTTTTTTGTCCACAACGGACCAATATGTTTCAAGCACCACTAGCGCGTTTTCTATGAGTGCAGACACCAATACTGGTTCTAATGGTGTAACATTATCGGCAAATACAAAATTTGTTGTTGCAAGTGCTGGTGTTTATAATTTACAATTTTCTGCTCAATTAGAATCAACAGGTGGTGGTTCAGCACAAACTATGGATATATGGTTGGCTAAAAATGGTAGTAATGTTACTAACTCAAATACGCAAATTGTAGTAAATTCTAATAATGGTAGAGCTGTGGCCGCTTGGAATTTTGTAATGGACCTTTCGGCCAATGAATTTTTAGAATTAAAATTTAGAGTAGATGACACACGATTAGGTTTACAATATGACGCAGGACCTTTTACATCACCCACTAGACCGGCCATTCCATCTTTGATTGTTACAATCACACAAGTTTAATTATTTATTTTTAGTCTTGAGGTATTATTTTTGTTTAAAATGATAATATGAAAATATTTGTCCAAATTGCGTCTTATAGAGACCCCGAACTTTTACCGACAATCAGAGACTGCATTTCAAAGGCAAAAAACCCTGAGAATTTAACCTTTGGTATTTGTTGGCAACGAGATGAAAATGAATCTATGGGAGAATTTGCAAATGACGAAAGATTCAAAATATTAGATTATCATTGGTCAAAAAGTAAAGGACTGTGTTGGGCTCGTTCAGAAATTCAAAAATTATGGAACGGAGAAGAATACACATTACAATTAGATTCACACCATAGATTCTTACAGAATTGGGATGTTGAGTTAATTGAAATGATGAAAATGACAGGTTCAAAAAAACCAATCATTACCGCATATGCGGGTATGTATGAACCAAAAACTAATAAATTATTAAATGTTGAACCATACAAAATGGTTGCATCTAATTTTACACCGGGAGGAACAATACTTTTTAGACCTCACGAAATCCCAAATTGGAAAGAGTTAGATAAACCAATTCCTGCAAGATTTGTTAGCGGTCACTTTTTCTTTACGATTGGAAAACATTGTGAAGAGTATAAGTACGACCCAAATATTTACTTTGCTGGTGATGAAATCAGTTTATCTATTAGGTCATACACATTAGGTTATGATTTATTTCACCCACATAAAACAGTTGTTTGGCATGAATACACAAGAGAAGGTAGAACAAAACATTGGACGGATTTTAATGAGGAAAACAAACAAAGTGGGGTAGTTGAAGAACCATGGTGGGAAATGGATACTAAGTCCAAAATAAGACTTAGACACATGTTACAAGAAGAAGACCATGGTATTGACTTGGGGGAATATGGATTAGGTAATGTAAGAACTCATCGTGATTATGAATTGTATGCGGGTATTAATTTTTTAGATAGAAAATTACATCCAAAGACATTGAAAGGTGAAAATCCACCTGTTAATGATAGTTCTGAATGGTATAAGTCAGAAAGTTTTATGTTTACATATAATATAATTGTTCCAAGATTAGAGGCTCCTGAAGATGATTATGATTTTTGGGCAATTTCATTTTTGGACGATTTAGGAAATGAAATTTATAGACAAGATGCCAATAGTGATGAAATCAAAGAATTATATGAAGTAAAAAGTGATTACGTAAATATAAAAAGAACATTCTTGGTGGATAGAACAACAAAAAGTTGGTCAATTTGGATACACCATAGACAAAATGGTTGGGTTAAACAAATTACAGGTGAAATATGAATATAGGGGTTTTTTACCAATCAGGTCATAAATTAGTTGCGTGTTATAAAGCAATTGAACGGCTTAGAAAATTTTATCCAAACGTGCCTATTTCTTTATTTGAAGATGGTTCAGAGTTATTAGAACCTGTGGCTAAAAAATTTAATTGTGACTACACTTGGATTGAACAACAAGGAGTTAATAACCTACATTCAGGTAGAGTTTTTGTGGATAAAGATGGGTTATATCGGTGGTTGACAAGAATATATGATGCTTGTAAAACAACACTTAAAGATGTTGATTGGGTTATTCATTATGAAGATGATGTTTGGTGTAAATGTGAAATAACAAGACCACCAAAGTTTGATATATCAGGGGCACATGGACCTTACTACACAAAAGAATTATATGAATATCTAAAAAATAAATTTAATGTTAAAGACAATTCAAGACATGTATGGAGTGAATTAGGGTCTTTGGAAAATTACGGAGCTTGCGGCGGTGCAATTTTTAATAGAGAAAAGTTTATAGAAATATATAATAGATTAGATGAAGTACCTTGGGACGAAATATATAAATTAGACTCAAGACCTGTGGAATGGTGCGATGCAACTCTTTCATTTTTATTTCAATTTTTTGGATTTACTTGGGGGCCATGGGATGATTGGTCACAATACGAAGACAAAAATATAGGAAATTGGTGGGATAAAACAGGATGGTCAGTACCTATGGAAGAACAAAAAAATGTTGCATTTATTCATGCATACAAACATTTTTACAGTTATAAACCTGAAGAAATAAATTTGGAGTTTTAAATGCAAAAAAAAACTTTGGGTTATTTATATAAAAAGAAAATTTAATGGCAAATATACTTTTACAGAGTTGTTGTTACCCCGGTTTACGATATTTTACAAACCAAACTAATTGGACTGCTGGAACATCGGCCGTCACTTCTGTTTATCTTATTACTTATGATACGTCTGTTGTAAGTGGGTGTTATTCGATTGTATCTGCGTTTACGTCAGGGTTTACTGCAACAAGTTATGTGCCTAATGGAACATATGGACTACAAACAGGATGTACCGCCTCAAGTTGTGCAACAGGAGAATGTTGTTCTAATAAATATTGTGTTGTAATAAATAAAGATGAATATTCTGCATATACTGGAACATATGTTGTTGCGGGAGGATATAACGGATTCCCCTTTTTCACAGGTGGAACACAACCGGGGTATATCTATAAAGGAGCTACAAAATGGTGTTTAGGCACAGCACCTGGTACAAATTGTTTCTTCTACGGACAAAACCCAACGACTTCTGTTTGTCCAAACCTTTTTACCGACTTATTTTATCCTGGTGATTGTGTTCCCCCAACACCAACACCAACTCCTGTATGTGATACTTTTGATTTTTCATATGATGTTGATTGTGATGCGCCGACACCAACACCAACCCCGACTCCTACACCAACACCAACCCCGACTCCTACACCAACACCCACTCCAAATATATGTAGTGCTTTTACAGTAAACATTAGTGTTAGTGCATCAACACCAACACCAACACCGACCCCAACCCCAACACCCACTCCTACACCAACAATCAATTTGACTGGTGAAACTGTAACATTTACAATAGACGATGGAAACTTTATATGTTTTAGAGTTAAGGAATTAAGAGATTGTAACGAAAACGTTTCTTATTACGTTTCAGGTCCTTTGGAATTATCAGGCACACCAATATCAACAGGACAAACATTCTTAGGGGTTATTAATGACCAATTAAAATGTGCAACATATATACAAGATACAACAGCAAGTCCTAATGCAACAGTTAAGTTAGTGGTTTCAGCATATACCGCTTGTACGATTTGCCCAACACCTACACCTACACCGACTCCGACACCTACACCGACTCCGACACCTACACCAACACCAACCCCAACACCTACTTACGCACCTGGTACTTACTTTGTGTTTACATCTTGTACGACAACATCGATGATTACACAAACAGCAACCCCACCAACTAATTTAGACCCAGGAGAAGTAATTAGAGATTATTCTGGAAATTGTTATAGTTATGTAGGATACTTTATAAATTATGTTCCACCTTCAGGTTATATTGTGGTAAATGAAAATAGATTTACAGCGACTACCACCACAACTTATGTTGATTGTGCCGAGTGTCTACAAGTTGAACCATTAGTTGGTACATTTAACGAATGGATTGGTAGTGGGGCGTATTCAGTAAATTGTCCTGGATGTCAGTTGACTAATTTTGGAGTACAAACAATATTCTACACCCATCCATCAGTTAATCAAATACAAACAGGAGTGACAGTATATAGTAATTCATCGTTATTATATCCATTAACGATTGATTATATTAGATACGGAAATAAAATTTATAGTGTCGACAACAGTGGTGTAATCACCGAGTTTTGCACAGTAAACGGAGTATGTTAATAATATGGCAACAATAGTAACACTAAATACAATAACTTCAGGAACAAGTCCATACGATATTTGGGTTTGTGACGAATGTGGGATATACGGAACTTGTCAATATATTGCAACAATTTCTTCAGTTCCATATTCATTTACATTACCTGTTTCCTTTGAATCGATGGATAGTTATGTTGTTAAAATAATAGGCAACAATGGTTGCGAGTTCTGTTCTGATAGTTTATGTAACTATAAACAGTTTCAAGACCTAATATGTTTTGAATTTCAAGATGGAATACCATATAACTTTCAATAAACTTTGATATATATAAAATAAAAAATGGCAACTTTAACATCAAGGACATTAGCAACAGGAGCAACACTTAATGACCTTATACACATTGTAATCACAGGGGACACATCACAAAGTCCAAGTGGCTCATCATATAAAGCAACCTTAAGACAATTGGTTCCTTTATTCGGGGGTTCACCTGATGTATTTGTAACGGGAGGTACTGCGGTATCTTCAGGAGGAACTATAACTTTTAGAAATACAACGGGAGGAACCTTTACTGTATCAGGACTAACAACACCATTTACAGGTGGTTCAGGTAATTGTATTACAAGTTTTTATACAAATAACATTTATGCTTGTACGAACGAAATTACAGTACACAATAGAGTTCAATCTACAGGTTCTGACGCTCAAAATACATTGAGTTTTGCTTTTGGAAATAATGTACAAGCATTAAGTAATTACAGTCATGCTGAAGGTGTAGATACAATTGCTTCGGGAACCACATCACATGCCGAAGGGACTAACACAAAATCTTTTGGTGAATCTTCACACTCCGAAGGAACTAATACAAGAACAGGGACAAATACTGCATATTTAGCAACAGGATTAACATCGGGAGTACTTTATTTAAGTGGCGTATATGGAAACGTAACGGCAAATTACACTAATAATGAATTTATTTGGATTCATGATTCACCTTTTGGTGGTTCTTTGACAGATAATTTCAAAAAAGTTTCAGGAACAACATTTAGTGGAGGTAGGACTATTGTATACCTTTATGATAATACACTTTCAGCAACTAACAATCTATATGTTGGTGATACAAATACACCTGAACTTTGGGGTGGTAATCAAACCGCAGGGGGTAGAAGTGCATCTGTAAAAGGTTTCGCATCTGGAGCAATTGGGACCAACTCATTTGCAGGAGGACAAGGAAACTATTCTTTTGGTTGGAACACATTTACAACAAATAAAAGTAATAAAGTTTTTGGAAACTCGTCTTCTGCATTTGGAAATGCAAATAGAGTTTATGGAACTAGTTCAGCATCATTCGGAGACAGCAATAAAGTAGAATCAAACACAAGTTTTTCTTTGGGTAATAGCAATGAAATATATGGAGATAAAAGTTTTCTTGGTGGCGCGAACTGTATTTCAAATGGGGACAGAAGTTTTGGATTTGGTCAACAACATACAATATACGGCGAATTAGGAGTAATTTTGGGAGGGGCTTTGAATACTATCCAATCGGGTACTACTGAAAACTGTACAATATTAGGTGGAGAACTTAACGTAATATCAGGAGTAACACCATCTGACCCATGTTATAATTCATCTATATTAGGTGGTACAGGAAACGCTGTTAAATATTTTAATTCAGCAATAGTTGGTAGCGAAAATTCAACATTAGTCGCAGACCACTCAGTTATTTTAGGAGGAATTTCAATTTCAGGAACTCAGTCTGAAACGGCATATGTTCCTAAATTTGTAATTAAAACAAGTTTTACACCATCAGGAACAACAGACCCAACTGGTGAAGTAGGTCAAATAACATACGACGCAACATACCTTTATTTTAGGGGGTCTGGTGGTTGGAAAAGATTAAGCGGGGCAACTTGGTAAGATGGGGTTATTAAGTGGAAATAGTTGTAATATAATAACACTTCTACCATTAGGTTTAGATTGTGATAGTATTAATGCGTCAACACCTGATTCAACTAATGGTCTAATAACCTTATATGTAACAGGAGGAACACCACCATATACTATAAATTGGAGTAACGGGGCACAAGGTTCTTTACTTACTAATTTACTACCTGGTAATTATACGGCAACAGTTATAGATTATTATGGTGATTTTACAGGACAAACAACTTGTTCGGTTGATTATGATAGTTTCTATTTGGAACAATTTGAAGACTGTGAAAATTCAGGAACTTTTGTTTATTATGTTGCAGATTTACCTTCAAAATTCGTCGATGGTAAAGTGTATAGTTTAACAAGTCAAGTTGGTTGTTGGACCCATAGCGGTCAAACATTATATACAGGACAAAGTTATATTAATAATTTTGCGGTAATATCTACAGGACCATTTGACACTTGTTCAGATTGTTTACCTCCACCGACACCAGCACCTGTATACCCACAAAACTTATGTTTTGAATATACACCTTCTTTTAATACAACGTATTTAACTACTTTAACTAGCGGTTCAACAATCAATGGTTACCCGTCTTGGACAAGTTCAACTTATACGGTATTATATAGTACAGGAAATACAAGATGGGAGGTTAGTGGATGGACTAATCCTGGTGTTCCCGCTTTATTACAACCAACAACACCACCTACAGGTAATTGGTCTTTACTTGGAACATATCAAGGTACTGTATTTGTATCAACAGGTGTATGTACAACACCACCATTAACATTATCAGTTTCAACAACACAACCAACTTGTTCTAACACATCTAATGGTGTAATTAATGTCACCGGATATGGAGGAGTTCCATCTTACACCTATTCTATCAATGGTGTTAATTATCAAATGTCAAATACATTTTTAGGTTTGGCTGCCGGCAATTATACAATTTATATAAAAGATACTAATAACACAGTAACAACTCAGTCAGTAACACTTACACCACAAAATTCTTATACAAACTATACACTTAATTTAAGTTTAACTCCGTTGGCAAATCAAACTAATGTTGGTACTACAACTACCAAAACTTGGTATTATCAAATAAACGTTACACCAACATTACCAGCAGGAAAAACAGTAAACTTTACAATTAATACTGCCGTTGGATTTACAGGAAAAACTTTTGTAACAAACGTACCTGTTATTACAAATTCTATAACCGCAACAACATCAGGTAATGCAACTTTAAGTACACCGACAAACTCGGTGGTTACTACTAGTTCACAAAGTAGACCTTCTTGTAATTTATCTAATATAAATTATAGTTCATTTACAAACACATACACTGCAAGTATTTCATCGGGAGGAATTATAAACGGAACCATCACTCAGTTTATTAATACTCCAAGTATAGAATTTAACGGTTGTCAACTTGAAGGTTATATTTTAGATACTGTAACAATAACAAATGTAACCATAACCCCATCAACATGTAACGGTATAAGTGTAAACGGGTCACCAAAGTATATGCCTTTACAAAAAATAGGTTTATCTTAAAATAAATTTATAAAAATATATTTATAAAATATGTCATACATAATCAAAAATACCTCAGCGTTAATCAACACTATAATAACCGACGCGGCAAGGAAAAAAATATCGCAAGGTAAATTTGATATTGCGTATTTTGAAGTTGGAGATAGTGAAGTTTGTTATAACGCAACAAGTAACACGGATTACGTTCAACTAAACGTTTTGATGCCACAATATAACGCTCAAAATTTAGCACCAATTCCTGAAAAAAATAGAATGCAAGTCAAATATCCTTTATTTGTGGATTCAACATCAGGAAGCACATTAGGTGTCCCTTTTGATGGGTCATATATCGATAATGTTTTTAATAGTGCAGCCCCAAGAGGTTTTTTCACAGGTTCCACAGGAACTCCTGTTGTATTTAGTGCGTATACCTCATCAGCATATACTATAAATCCAAATTTTGTTGTATCTAACACAGGTGTAACTTCAGGTAATGTTTTAACACTTAAATATTCAAGTTTAGACCCAACAGTTTCTGGTACAGTGACTAACGGAATGTTTTTGTTTTTATTTGGGACGAATAATATCAAACCATTTACAGGAGCATCACCATTATTTAGTTATGTTGTGGTAGGTGTTACGGGAAATACTTCCACAGCAACAACAGTAACTATAAAAGTAGATAGACAATTACCAAACTTTAGTAGTATGGGTTATACGGGAGACTCTCGAGTTGTTTTCTACCCATCAGGCATGACTGTCATTTATGACTCATTTACTCCTGAACCGTATTGGAATCCAAACGTTTTTAATTTTGAAACAAATTGTGATGTTTCACAAAAAGATGTTAAAGTTTGGAATATGAATATTCCATGGACTGAATCACCAGCTGGTATTTTTAACACCGTAAATCAAGATTTTAATTATTTTCAATCAACAGGATATACGGGTAGTAAAGAATATTTGGGTTACTATTCAGATAGTGGTCAAACAGATACTGACTCTGTTTATTTTTATAATTCATTTTCAGAAAAAATAACTGTTAAACCATCAGACCAAAAGGCTATTGCGATAGTTCATTATACAAATCAAGCCATTGACAATTATTATGGTGAAAAGTTTGCAATGCAAGATTATGATAGTACTAACCCTGGAAACACAGGTCAGGCTAGAAATTTTAAATTATCTATTCCTTGGTTAATGTGGCATAAAAATCCTAATGCGAAAGTTGGTGAAGTATTTTATACAGACCCTTCAGGATTTACAAACCTTAATTTATTTAAACCACATTATATTGAATCAAGAAAGAGTATCAATTTCAACGCACCGGGATTAAGATACTATCACCTTTGGGACACACACGCAAACACAAATGGTTTCCCAAATAGAATTGGTAAAGTTTTTCCTGATTTAAAAATAATTGTATTTGATGATGATGAAATAGTTGCGGCGTTGAATTACAAATCAAATAGAAGTTGGACATTACCGGCACCAAAATTAGGTCTTGTAACACCAAACACATTTAGTGGTGTATTAGGTGGGACACAAGGATTATTGACAGGAGATACTGAAACTTTATTTTTAACATACAGATTAAATAACTCAGCATTTACAAATTCATTACATTGTAATTACTATCAGACTATAACAGGAAACGACCAAAGTTTATTACCGGGGGCGTCTGATATTCTTGTAAGGTTTGGAAATGAGTTTCCGTTTTTGAAAGTTCCTGTTTCAGGACTACCATCAGGATTTACTGCCACAGATATAAAACTTTTAGCTCAAAAAGTATCAAGTGCCACAACAAGACCTGATGTGACACAATGGAGAGAAATTAATGTATTGTCACAACTTTCTGCAACCACGGTTGGTGGATATTTAACCATAACAGGATTGACAGGAACAACTATTCAGTTGACAAAAAACATGTATGATACGGCACCAATATATGATTTGAACGATTATATAACCCTACCTGTATTAAATCAGACTGGAATAACTTTAAATTTTGGAGGTGAGTTTTTCTTTTTTGGAACAATTGAAACGGATATTCAAGCAACAATATATGTTATGAATTTCTTATGTAATTTGGGACAAACACAATTTTTTGATTCATCAAACCCAACATGGGACGGAACAACACCACCTTATGTCACAGAAGTTGCACTTTACAATGCAAATAAAGAACTTATGGTTATATCTAAGATACAATCACCTGAAAAAAGACAAGGTGTCCAACAGTATCCGATTAAGTACGATTTTTAAAAAAATGAGTAATAATAAATTAAAAAATAACCCTAAAGTTTTAGGTTTAGATGTGTCAACTAGAACTATCGGATGGGCATTATTTGACATTAAATCACGAGAATTATTAGAATTAACACACTTCTCACCAGTAATCAAACCAAAAGTTGAAAATAAAATTCAAGAATTACTAATGAAAGTAGATGCCTTTGAGTTAAAACTTGAGGGATATAAAAATTTGGGGATTACAAAAGTGGTAATAGAAGAACCACTATTAAATTCAAATAATGTTTGGACAGTAGGAACCCTATTGAGATATAATTCAATGATTACAAAATCAATTTATGACATATTAGGTATTGTTCCCGATTATATATCTACATATAACTCAAGAAAGTATGCTTGGCCTGATTTACTTCAAAAAAATGATAAAGATAAATTTGTATTATTTGGTGGATTACCAAAAGACACAGATAAAAAAGAAATTATTTGGAGAAAAGTATCTGACAAAGAACCTCAAATTACATGGCACTATACCAAAAACAACACATTAAAGAAAGAATGTTTTGATATGGCAGATTCTTATACTTGTGTTCTTGGTTACATGAAACAAGAAAAAATTTGGTGAAAAATTAAATTTTTAAAAAAATAACATATTTATAAATAAATTAAAATATTATGAAAAAAATTGTTAGATTAACTGAGTCTGATTTAACTCGAATTGTAAAACGAATTATTTTAGAAGATGATGAAAGAAGAATACAACTTATAAATAAATTTTACGATTTATTTCAAGATAAAACTATGAATTTTTATTTACCAAATGACTATACCGACCCAATTATAAGACAATTTATGGTAGATAAAATAGAAATTAGTGAAGACTCCAATACCTTAACATTAATCGGAAAAGGAAAAAAACCAAACGGTGATGATTATCCTGGCAATATTAAATTACAATATACTTGTAATTCAAAAAATACTTTTAGAGTGGAAATTGATGAATTTAAAGAAGAATATTCAGATTGGAATGATATATATAAACTTTTTGATTCAGGTATACCTAATGCTTGGAAAATGTTTTTAAGAAGATTTTCTGACTTTAAATTTGAAAATGATTATGAAATGGATGTAAAAGAACGAAAAGATTATTATAGAATGTTGATTAGTAACTATAAAAGACCATTTGTTAGTGGAGGAATAGATTCCGTTGGAAAACAAATGATAACATTAATAACTGATGAAATGTGTTCATATAATTTTAAAGGGAATGCTGTACCAAAAGCAGATTTTGCGTCTTTGGGGTCAAGAATGAATAATAATTTGGGATAAAAAAATTTAATTTTATAAAAAAACAACATATTTATAAATAAATTAAAATATTATGAAAAGAATTGTTAGACTTACGGAATCTGAACTAACTCAACTTGTTAGACAAGTTGTTAATGAGCAAGAAGGACCAATTGGGATGCCTAACCCAGCAACATCTAAAGGGATGGGAGGACCTTTAACAGGAACATTGGTTGTGAGAAATCCAGATGCTGAAGTTAGATTTGGACAAGATATTGAATTTACATTTAGAGGTATTAAAAATTCTGGAAGTGCACCAATCACCATAAAAAAGATTCTTCCTATGAATAGCGGTATGAGAATTGATAAACAAGTTCCTTTTACCGTAAACCCTGGTGAAACTTTTGAGCTTAGAGCAAAACAAAGATTAGTAAGAGGTGGTACTTCATTAGAAAAAGTGAACGAAGAAGGTTTAGTCGAATTTGAAGGGATAATTAGGGTAGAGACTGACGGAAAAAAACAAAACTACCAATTATATTGTCGTCAAAATTTGTCTTTTAGATAAAAAAATATTTAAATATTAAAACCCACCCCACAAAGGTGGGTTTTTTGTTAATTGACAATCCATATAAAATTCTTATCTTTTATATGTGGACGCAGAAGAATTAATCATAGACCTTATTGGTAATATTTTTGGGGAACCAAAATCAGTAAATGAACTAAGAGGTCAAATATCGGTTGATTGCCCTGTGTGTTCATATACAATTAAAGGTCTTGACAAGTTAGATGGAAAAGGAAACCTTGAGATTAATTACCAACAACATGTTTACAAGTGTTGGGGGTGTGCTGAGACGCATGGTACTCACGGACACTTAGGAAAACTTATAGATAAGTTTGGTTCAAAAAAAGATAAGAAAATCTATAAGTTAATTAGACCTGATGAGTTTGAAAAAAAAGAAAAGGTTTACAAGAAACTTGAATTACCAAAAGAATACAAAAAGTTTGACGAGATACACCCACTTCATATTCCAAGAAAAGAGGCTTTTAATTATTTGAAAAAAAGAGGAATCACTGATGAGATTATAGAAAAGTATCAAATTGGTCTATGTTTAGAGGGTGAATATTCCGGTAGAATCATTGTTCCATCTTTTGATAAAAAAGGAGAATTAAACTTTTTCGTATCAAGGTCGTGGAACCCACGAAGTAAATTAAAATACAAAAACCCTGAAGCATCAAAAGACTTTTTAATTTTCAATGAGAGTTTAATTGATTGGAAAAAAGATATATACCTTGTTGAAGGAGTTTTTGATAGTTTTTTCTTGGACAATTCAATTTGTTTATTAGGGAAGTTTTTAACAGACAACCTTTGGGAAAAACTATACTCAAAGGCAAAGAAAAATATTATAGTTTGTTTAGATGGTGATGCCTATACCGATGCTAAAAACCTATATGACAAACTAAACGGAGGGGCTTTATATAATAGAGTTAAGTTAGTGAAGTTGCCAAAAGATAAAGATGTATGTGACCTTAAAGGTGACATCGAAAAATATTACGTAGAATTTAAATGATAGATTTAAAACAAGTTGCAAAAGAAATACGAGAGATTATTTCTGAAAAACAAAAAGAGTTTCAATTAACTTTTGAGGAAGATAAACACAAGTACACAATGTTAGATGTGAATGGTGTTGTTAGAGACGATTTTCCATCTGTATCAAAAGTGATGAAGTTATTTTATGATGAATTTCCAGCTGAGGATGTTGCAAGAAAATTGGCGAAAGGTAGTCCATATGTAATGCACACTTA